TTATAACTTTTACTTAAAAATAATTGCCAAAAAATTTGGAAATGTCAAAAATTTTACTTACCTTTGTACTGTTGATTTGAGAGATATGGTTAAAACAATTAGAGAAGGACAATCCGTCGAAGGACAATCTAAGATGGAAATACGCCTTCCGGGGTAGAGAAATCTACCCCACGATGAAGCATGGTGTAATGGTAACACTATAGATTTTGGTTCTATCATTCTTGGTTCGAATCCAGGTGCTTCAACAAATTATTAATTTAATTTTTCATAATATGAGTAGAAAGTGGTGGACAGTACTTATTGTAGCTGTCGCAGTTATTGGGCTTTTTGCAGCTATTAAGCTTATGCCTTATTGGGCAACTCTTGTAGCTCTTGGGTCATTCGTATTTGGTTGTTTCTCTGGTTACATTCTTAAGAAGAAGGAAATCATTGAGAAGATTGTAGAGAAACCTGTAGAGGTCATCAAGGAAGTAAAGGTTCCTGTAGAGGTGATTAAGGAGGTTATCAAGGAGGTACCAGTATATCCTGTACCTGAGACAGTATCAGCTGCTGCTGAGATAATTCCTGAGGAATCCAAGGATGCTCCTGTAGAGGCTAAGCCAAAGCCTAAGAAGAAGAACAAGAATAAGAAGGTAGCTGAATAAGCTACCTTTACTTGGGCCCTTAGCTTAAATGGAAAAGCAAATCACTTCTAATGATTAGAGTTCAGGTTCGAATCCTGAAGGGCCTACAATGCTGCATTAGTGGAATGGTTAGCACACCACCCTTTCAAGGTCGGAGATTATTGGTTCGAATCCAATATGCAGTACTTTGGATTTAAGAGATGGATTTAGACGAGGAGTTCTGTCCTACCAGAACTCATGGACTATGGGGTTGCTTGGTGTGGCTACCTGCCTGTCACGCAGGTTATCAGATGGGTTCGAACCCCATATAGTCCGCAATGGAGAGTAAACTCAGAAGGCTCTGAGTCTTCCCTGCTAAGGAATGAGTTCTGAAAGGAATATGTTTCGACTACATTGCTCTCCGCAATGATATAGGGAGGTTGGGGAGTCAGGTTACCCCGCTTGGTTTGGGACCAAGAGAACTCGCAGGTTCGAATCCTGTTTTCCCTACAAACTGTACCTCCATAGGAGAGCATTGTGGCTGATGATAGTAGACAGGACGACCGAATGGTCCCTCGACAGACTACTCACTAAACTCATCGTACAGTTACATGCGGGGTGGAGCAGTTGGTAGCTCGTCGGGCTCATAACCCGAAGGTCGCTGGTTCGAGTCCAATATTCCCTACATCTTGGGATGTAGCTCAAAGGAAGAGCATTTGCCTGTTAAGCAAAAGGTTGTGGTATCGTGATCCACCATCCCAGCTATGGAGAGTTGTCAGAGTTGGTTTATTGTGCCGGTCTTGAAAACCGGTGGTCCTAACAAGATCCAAAGGTTCGAATCCTTTACTCTCCGCACATGGGCAGAAAGTTTAACAACTGTACTCTGCAAGAGTATCTTCCCCTTGTGGGATAGTGATATGTAGGGTTTCATCGGAAAAACGTTAGTATTATGGAACTAAAAATGGAGGTTCGAATCCTTCTCTGCCCGCAAAGCATCCTTGGTGTAATGGTAGCACAATTGTCTCCAAAACAATTAGTTGGGGTTCGAATCCTTGAGGTTGCGCAAGTTTTAAGAATATGAGCTGGTTTACTGAAAGTAACAGATGGAAACACTTCCTATACTCTATCCCTATGGGTGCTATCAGCATCTTCCTTGCCCTTGGTCTTGCCACTGGCATGGAGTATAAGGATTACTTATGGGGAGGTAAATGGGATTGGTTAGATTGGGCCTGTACAGTAGTTGGTGGGGCTATTGGTCAGATTTGTATCATTTTACTCCTTTCCCTATAAAAGTACAAGAAAGTATAAACCATATAGTTATAGGAGTGTATCCCCTTAGTCTTATACACTATAGAAAGGGTAATTGGTTACATGAGGGTTCGAACCCCTCCACTCCTACTATAGTCCTGTGCCTGAGTGATTTATAGGAGCTGCCTGCAAAGCAGTTATTCGTAGGTTTGAATCCTACCGGGACCTCAATTACCTCTATAGCTTAAATGGTTAAAGCTGAACACTTTTAATATTAGAAATGGGAGTTCTGCTCAGATGGCGGATGGGCACCAGTCTGTAAAACTGGCACTTTGATACTCAATAGGTTCGAATCCTATAGCTCCCACTGAATGGATTTCTGGCAGAGTTGGTCAATGCTTCTGACTGAAGATCAGGTGATTAAGGTTCGATTCCTTAGGAATCCACAGTAAGCCCCAATGGTGGAATTTGGTAGACACGTATGTCTTAGGAACATATGCCTTAGGGTGTGCAGGTTCGATTCCTGCTTGGGGTACAAAAAATAAAAATAAAAATAATCATTGAAATATTTGCATATTACAAATATTTTACTTATCTTTGTATCACTTTTATATGGAACCTATATTTCAAGAATATCCCTCCGGATCTACTATCGGTTCTTCGGGTCTCGGTTACTTTCTAAGATATTTGAATGTACTTGAAGGAGCCAAGACGAGAATTAAGAATTTGCACTGGGCAGCTAAAAGGCTACCTGTTAATGAGCATAAAGGTGCTCATGAGTACTTGGATGACATTTTAGATATAGTGTCTGATTTTCAAGATACTGTTGCTGAAGCCTCTCAAGGTATCCTCGGACACATGAATCCTGAGGATATTCAAGGGATTCCTCTTAGAGAGGGAACTGTGCTCGGACTCTTGAAGAGTCTGACTGACAGTACTCTTACCTTTTATGAGGGTATTCCTAAAGATCCAATCTTTGCCGGAATAAAATCCGAAACAGAGACCTTTATCAAGGATCTCAATAAGTATAAGTACTTATTTGAGCTTACTGAATAAGTGAGTTGCTCCCTTAGCCCAACCGGTAGAGGCATCAGACTTAAACCCTGTGCAGTGAAAGTTCGAATCTTTCAGGGAGTACTAAGCCCCAATAGTTTAGTGGTTAGAACCTCTGATTTGTAATCAGATAGCCTCAGTTCGACTCTGAGTGGGGGCTCCCGAAGCTGGAAACTCTCTATTCTTGAGAGACCTGTCAGAATAATCCGGATATTCGTGGATGGGAGTCAGTGCAATGCTGGGTGAATACTTTAACTTCACATAAGCAAGTATAGTATAGTGGTTATTACGCCAGTCTTCCAAACTGGGTACGAGGGTTCGATTCCCTCTACTTGCTCTTTTTTTGCGGTTTAGAGGAGAGGTTCCCTTGTTGGTCTCATAAGCCAAAGACACTGGTTCGAATCCAGTAGCCGCAACAATATGGAAGATAAGATGAAGATCAAATATTTTGATAGTACTTTACAGATGGAGCGATTTGTAAATAATGTCAAAATACGAAAAGAACAGATTGTCACAATTCTGCTTCTTAGAAGCGGGCAGATAGCTTTTATTTACTATGAGTAACCTTATTCATTCTAATACTGCAATAGATGGGATTCTCCAAGGGATGAGCAAGGTTGCTGAAGTGGTAGGCTCTACCTATGGTCCTAATGGCAGAAATGTAGTAATTGAAGATGAGGATGGGAGACCTCACATTACTAAAGATGGAGTCACGGTGGCTAAGTCAATAGACTTTGAGAGATCAGATTGGAAAATAGGGGCATCTCTTATAAAAGATGCTGCTATCAAAACACTGAAAGAAGTCGGAGATGGTACTACTACCACCACGATATTGGCCAATGCAGCTGCAAGTATGGGTATTAGGATGGTAAAAGACCGTAATCTTAATCCTTTTAAGCTACGAATGTACTTGGACAAGTACATGAATAGTATTATCAAATACTTGAGGAGTATTTCTTCTCCTATTGTTCCCTCTGATAAGGAGACTCTGCTTAAGGTAGCTCTCAATTCAGCCAATGGGGACGAAGAGCTTGCTGAGAAAGTTACAGATCTGTTTATGCAGATAGGTAAAGACGGAGTAGTGTTCGTAAAAAACTCTGAGATTTTAGGTGTACATACACAGGTTATCAAAGGAATCTCTATAGATAGGGGATATGTATCACCTATGTTTTGTGTTAATGGGCAGTCATCATTGACTTTAGACAACTGTAAAATTCTGATAGCCAGAAAGGTAATCAGGGATTATAAAGAAATCATCCCCTATATGCAAGAGGCAAGCACCGAAGGAAGGCCTATCTTGCTTATAGTACCTGAGGTTGATAACACAGTCACTGAGCTATTCCTTACCAATGTTTACAATGGGGTTATTCAAGGCTGCATAGTGCAGGCACCCTTCTCCAATGAGAGACAGGATGACTTTTTCCAGGACCTCGGAATTGCCTCTGGTGCCATTAAGGAGGATAAGGATAAAAGCTCCATGTATCTTTTAGGAAATGCAGAAAAAGTTATTGTAGGTAGATATGATACTGAATTCAGAGGTCTTACACATGATAAGTCTGCGTATAAGAGACATTTGGCATTTCTGGAAGATCTGGTTCAAACTCAGACGGATAGGCTTTTAGCTGAGAAAGCTGGGGAAAGGCTGGCCATGTTTGCAGGAAGTATAGGCTATATTCATGTAGGGGCTTCCTCCGAGACTGAGGTCCTTGAGTTGAAGGATAAATTGGATGATGTTATTCATGCAGTTAAGGCTGCCTTGAAAGAAGGTACTGTTCCAGCTGGTGGAGTAGCTCTTAATAATGCAGCTCACTTATTGGAGTTTGAATATAGTATGGAAGGGAATCATATTCCTGAAAGCTATGAGAGTGAAGAGGATAAGGCTGCCTTTGAGATTATGGTAGGACTTTGTAAAATACCATATGAAAACTTAGGCATACCTGTAAGTACCTCTAAAGATCCCACCAAAGTAGTGTATACTGCACTGAAGAATGCTATTTCTGTAGCAGGAATGTTATTTACTTCTAAATACGTAATTCTAAATGACTGACAGAGAAATTAAGATCGAACCTAAATATTCGGAGAAGAGTAAATTCATTGAGTTTAATCTTGTAAGGTTCGAAGGAGTTCAAAGATATAAATCCATAGCCAGAGCTATTCGAAGAGGTCATGTAACTTCTTCAGGTTATATGGCTCCCAGAAGACCTTTTAATAATCGGAAGGATAATTCAAGAAGTGGACGTGGGTACAACACTATCAGAAAGGGAATATATGCAGACCTTAGAACAAGAGCACTTAGAGCAAGTGCAAAAGCAGTCCTTTAATAGTGAGCCGGTTTATTACTGTGCACACTGTCTATCCTTGAAAATAAAAGAGGTGAATGGAATGGAGTTCTGTGATAACTGTAGTAGCACAGATATAATGACTTCCTCTATCTCGGAATGGGAGGAGCTGTATGAATTTAAGTACGGACATAAATTTATTCAATAATATGGAAGAGACTAAAAGCTTCGAGGAGAAGTATGAACAGGCCACTCCAGAAGAGAGAAAGGCCCTCACTATCAGACTGTTGCGCCAGAATTCACAACTGGCTAATGCAGTAAGACAGCTGCAGGATACAACAGCTTTCAAAAGACTTGATTATCTATTCAAGGTTGTAGATTCGGCAATGTTCGATGAGGAATTCGAGAATAGATGCAAGGAGGAAATCAAGTTTATAATGTTCGGTGAGCCTTCTCCCGAAGAGGTTTCTAAAGAAACTGAAAAATAAGAAAATGGAAAGCAAGAATCCCAAAATAAACAGTGTTGTGAGGATTCCTGCTTCACTAACTGGTAGTTTTTTTAGGTTTTGGTTTGAATTTTTGGCCCCCATTCATAAACTCACTGAAAGAGAGATGGATGTAATAACATCTTTTGTAAAGCAAAGATATGAATTATCTAAGGTTATCAAAGATGAAGACATTCTCGATAAGGTGGTTATGAGTGAGGATACTAAGAAGAAAGTAAGGGCAGAGTGTAATATGACTCTGCCCCACTTTCAGGTAATAATGGGAAAGCTCAGAAAGAACAAACTCATCGTAGATGGTAAGATCAATAAAAGATTCATTCCACAGCTTCCTGAAGATGCCAAGGAATTCAAACTTCTATTATATTTCGATATGAGTAATGGATGAGATATATGCAAAAGTGGCCGCTGATATGGGTATCCCTATAGAGGTTGTAAGAGCTGCTTATTTATCTCAATGGCAATTCATACGTAATACCATAGAAGCTCTTCCTCTTAAAGAGGAACTTAGTGAGGAGGAATTCAATCAGCTGAGAACAAGTTTTAATCTTCCTTCTCTCGGTAAGATTTATACTACCAGAGACAAGGTCCAAAGGACTAAACGAAAGATAGATTATTTAAGAGCTTTACTGAAAAATGCTAAAAATTAAGAAACTTACTCCAGTATACACTTCGATACTTGTGACTTGCAACAAGTATTCGGAGCCTGAGAAAGTCGGAGATACTAATATCATAGATCCTGCCAAGGCAAAGATCATGGTGAAGGAATATCAGAAAGTACTTGCAGTGGGTAACCAGGTAAGACTTGTTGTTCCGGGTGACACCATTGCAATCAATCCCATGAAGTATGCTAAATACAAGCAGGTGGCTCAGAAGAACTCTCTGAGAAACGATGTACAGCAATACAAAAATGAAATAGTGGGATTCGATTTCCCTACCATGGATGTGAATGGTGAAGAGGTTATGCTTCTTGATGAAAGAGATATTCTCTACATTATCAATGACTATGAAGATGATGGACAGCTTCCTGATGGAGTTGCCGAATAGGGGGGGGAATAATTCTTCCCCCCTTTTTTGTTAATATGCGTTTACTTAGATACGAAGGCCATAAGGTAGTGATTTCACCGGAAGCACTTGCCCTTAAGCCATTTAGAAAAATATGGGAGAGGGACAAATCTCAGGATAAGAATAGAGCCCTCTCTGAACTGGCATTCATCTATTTTTTCTGCGATCCCAGATCTGAATATATGATTATATTGGATGAAGAGACCAGAATGGAAGAGATTAAGAAGGGTGAAGGATTAAGAGATTCTTGGGCCCCTGACAAAGCATTGCTCGATGCAATGGAACTCTTCAAAAAAATGACAATGACTACTTCAGCAGCTCTCCTGGAAGACGCAAGAGCAGCTGTTGAGAAAATAAGACTTCAACTTCGAGACCTATCCTTTTCAGAAGTAGAGCCAGCTAAGATGCCTAAAGCTATTAAGGATGCTTCTGATGCTCTTACAAGAGTACCTGATCTTATAGAAGCTCTTCAAAAGGCCGAGAAGTCTCTTAATATGGAGATTCTTGAGAATGCAAGAATGAGGGGAGCAGGAGAGAAGAAAATATTCGAAGATAATCTTGAGTGATATGGAACATGCTATAATAGAAGGTACTAACAGAGGTATAGAGCGAGAAAGAGAAATCCGGGGAATTAATGCTTCTGGGTTTCTGAAACTAACATCAGTGACGAAGAAGATGGGTTTTGGCAATCTATGCAACACTAAGTGGGACCTATGTTATATAAGACCTAAGAAACCTGTTCAGAAAGTGGGAGATTTTTCATTGACCTACAGTCCTAACAGGGATGATTCACAATACACTATAGATATAGTGACCACTCAAGTAGTTCTCAGTCTTAGAAGAACTTCTAATTGGGAGAAAATAATAAATGGAGAAGACATTGAACCAGTTCCAGACTCCTCTTACTGAGGAGCTGTTGAATTCTCTTCCGGAAGAGGTAAGAGACGAGTTACTCGATGTTATAAATAATGTCGAGTTTATTCAGAATCTTATCTCTCCGAACAGAGAAAGAGCCAAAGATAGACCGAGAGATGAGAGAGGAAGAATAATAGTGGACCTCTGTAAACCCCATATTCTTGAGAATATGGACTATTTTAGAGAAGCAGCTATTCATTTTGAGAAGCATGGGTGTTATACCTTCCTCAAGCCTAATGGAAATCCTAACTCAGAATATGGGAAATGGATAAGGCAGGAGAGAGACAGATGTTGGGATGGAATGGTAAGACCCGAAGATGGAGAATGGATAACAGGCCCTATGTATTTTTACTTGAATTACTGTCCTATTATTCTATCTGATCAGAGAGAGAACACCTCTATAGCTGACCGTATCACTGCTTTTCCTAAAGTTTGGGAAGGAATCTACTGGAGATTCCATTATATAGAGCAGGCAAGAAGTGGAGGTATATATAATGATTGGAAGGGAGCTTTGAATGGAGCTGAGCTGGCTTCGAGAGGTAAAGCCTTTGCCTATTCTCAAGAAGTAGAGACTCCTATAGGGAGAAGAGTATGGAAAGATATACAAATAGGAGATACTCTGTTTGCTCCGGATGGATCAATTACTAAGGTGATTGATATTCCTTTTGATGAAGAGCATGACGTGTATAAAATGACCCTTCAAGATGGAAGAAGTGTTTATACCACTCTCGAACATTTATGGAAAATAAATAAGAATGGGGAGAACTGGAATAAACTATATACTACTGAGGAAATCCTTAAAAGTAAATCTCCCAACAGATTTGCTATAGAGGTCTCAGAAGGAGTGGAGTATAGATATAAAGAGATTCCTATTGAACCTTATTTACTTGGATTGATGCTGGGAGATGGAGCCTTTACTATAAGTAAAGGTAACCAAGCTCAGCTTTCTTCAAGAGCGGAAGATGTACTTGTATATCAGAAGATCTTGGGTAGGCCTTTCAAAAGGGTAGGTAATACGGAGATGAGCTGGCTCATAGATTATCCCAAGTTTGGAGAAAAGGCTAAAATTCTTGGCTTACATGATAAAATATCCGACACTAAGTTTATTCCGGATTGCTATAAGTATAACTCAAGAGAGGTCCGGTTAGAGCTGCTTGCTGGATTGTTGGATACGGATGGTTCTGTACATGATAGTGGAAGACCGGAATTTTATACTACCTCTAAACAGCTTGCTCTGGATGTATGTTGGATAGCAAGAAGTCTTGGTTATAATGCAACTTACTGGACTCGGTCCCCTAAATACACATACAAGGGGGAAAGGAAAGAGGGGAAGCTATGCTATACAGTTTACATTTACACAAATGACCTTTTATTTAAGCTACCAAGAAAGAACAGCCTTTGTGGAAAGAGGGGGCCAAAACTTGATAGTAGAGTAAATAAAACCTCTGTAAAATCTATCGAGTTTTCTCATAGAGAAAGGTGTAAGTGTGTGACAGTAGATCGAGAGGATGGATTATTTCTTATTGGAGATTTCATTACTACCCATAATAGTAAGTCTTACTGCATGGCCTCCATGCTTGCTCACAATTTCGTCTTAGGAGAGAATAGGAAAGCCTATAAAGATACCAGAAGTGTAGTTACTGCTTATCAGAAGGAGTATCTTACAAGGGATGGAACCCTTAATAAGTTCGAGGTAATGATTGATCACTGTGCTCAAAACACTCAATTCCCTGCCAGGAGACTTAAGAGCTCGGTCGATAAGATGAACTGGATAATGGGCTATGTGGATCTTGAAACGGGTACAAAGATGGGCACCAAGAATGAGGTTTTAGGAGTTACATCGAAAGATAACATTGCGAAGCTCAGAGGTAAGAGAAGTGTTTTTCTTGGAATTGAAGAGTTCGGATCATTCCCTAATCTATCTGATCTCTACACAGTCATGAGGCCATCGGTAAGAGATGGTAATTTGGTTTTCGGTCTTATGTATTTGCAGGGATGTGTATGTGCCGGAACTAAGGTATGGACAGCTGATGGCAGATATGTTAATATTGAAGAGCTAAAACAAGCAGATGGTATTGTAGGATTCAAAAATGGCCAAGCTAACAAGGAGCCTATAACTTGGATGCAAGAGCCTACAGAGAAGGAATGTGTTAAAATTTCTTTCCAGGATAGAGAGTTACGATGTTCTACTGATCATCCTATATTAAAAAGAAGCAAGCATTCTCATAGAATAGAGAATGGAGGAGGCAAAAGAGAATTTTACTATTCATATTCCTTTGTACCTGCAGGATCACTTAAACAAGGTGACGCAATCTGTGTAGCACAAAAAGTGGGCATCTTTGGAAATGAAACTCTGTTTGATCCATATCTTGTGGGATTATTGATAGGAGACGGTAGTTATGGATTCAATGAAACTCCTAAATTCAGTAATAAGGACAGTGAATTACTGAATTATGTAGAGAATAATTATGAAACTTCTATCAGTGCATCCCACGTAACTAAGTCTAAGGAGCTATATAAAGATCTAAGAATTAAAGGCATAACTAAGCAGTTAGCTCTCATTGGCATACAGGGACAAACCAGGACTAATAAAAGGCTGCCCAGTAATTATATGGTTCTCACAGAAAAAGATACAGCTGCCCTTATTGCTGGTCTTTATGATACGGATGGATGTGTAAGGGATACAGGAACTTTAGATATTGTCCTTACCCAAAGTACTGTTGAAATTTTAGAGCAAGTAAAGGTTATTCTCAAGAAATTTGGAGTACAGAGTACCATATACACACATAAAGCCAGAATTGCTAAAGATAGAAAAGACAGGAAGGACTGTTATAATTTGGTAATTAATCAACGAAAAAGCCTTCTTAACTTTGCTGAACATATTCCTCTGAAAGTACAATCTAAAAAGGATAAACTGAAAAACATTGTATCTAAAATAAAGGGAATTCAGAGGAAACGTAAATATCCTGAACAACTGGAAGGTACTTTTGAAAGGGTTGTACAAAATATAGAATTTATAGGTGTACACCCAATATATAATCTTACTGCAGGGGATAGTCACACCTACCTGGCCAATGATATTATAACCCACAATACAGCTGGTGATAAAGACTCAGATTTCGCTGGAGCTCAGGAGATTATGTATAACCCCACTGGTTATGATATGTATGCCCTTCCCAATGTATATGATAAAACCTCCTCCGGTAAGCCTAAATTCGTATTCTTTTTTCCAGGATATGTAAATAGAGAGGGATCTTATAACAAGGATGGAGTCTCCGATGTAACCAAGTCTCTTATAGAGATTCTGTTGGATAGATACAAGATCAAGTACAATTCTACTGATCCTAATACTATTATCAAGACTATAGCGGAGGTCCCCATTACTCCATCCGAAGCTATTCTGAGAACCAAGAAGAATATATTCCCTGTCACTGATCTTATGGAAAGATTAGGACAGTTAGATTCTAATCCTGCAGAGTTCAATGATGTGTATGTAGGAGAATTCACTTTGAAAAATGGCTCAGTTGAGTTCAATCCTACTGTAGGAGATCCTATTAGGGAGTTCCCTCATAAGGATAATAAGTTGGATGGAGCTGTGGAGATTTTCATGATGCCTCAGAAAGTGGCTACTGACGAAGGTCTTAAAATACCTCAGGGCAGATATATAGCCTCTTGTGACCCTGTAGACGATGATTCCTCCGAGACTACATCTCTACAATCTGCTTTTGTACTTGATTTATGGACAGATACCATAGTAGCTGAGTATACTGGAAGACCTAAATTCGCTGAGGATTATTATGAGCAGCTAAGAAGATTATGTCTGTTCTATAATGCGAAGTTGAATTATGAAAATAATAAAAAGGGAATATTCGCCTATTTCAGTAAAATGAACTCCCTGTCTATTCTTACTGACACTTTAGAGTATCTGAAGGATAGAGATATGATAAAGGGCACTCCCTATGGTAACAAATCTAAGGGAGTACAGGCCACTTTACCCATTAACAACTTCGCAAGGACTCTTATCCGGGACTGGCTTCTTAAACCGACAGTCATCACTACTGTAGTAGATGGAGAATCTGCAGAGGTTCAGGTTCCTAATCTATTCAGATTGAGGCAGAGGGCTCTTATCAAAGAGCTTATTCAATGGAATAATGAAGGTAATTTCGACCGGGTATCTTCTCTGGGAATGCTTATGCTTTTGAGAGAGGACAGGATGATTCTTTATGGAGGAGATGAAAAAAGGATGCAGAAAGTGGAGAAGAACCCTCTTTCTCATGATCCCTTCTTTGAAAAGAACTACAAAGTCCATAGAAGGAATACCAAAGTCAGGTGGCCTGATATGTGATCAGTAAATTTAGGCAAAAGGCTAAGGAAATCTAACTATTTTCCTTAGCCTCTTGTTTGTATGAATATTTTTACTTATATTTGCACAAATTAAAACATCATAACAATGCCCCAATTCATACAGTTGCCAAGACAACAACTGTCTTTTGCAAGAAAAACAAAAGAGTGGAGACGCACTCATCTCGATTGGGCAGAAAACAGAACTTTCTTCAACTATAGTCCTGTTAGGAGATCAGTACTACATAAGAGGATCAACTATGATCTGCTCAATGGTAAAATCCACATGGAGGATATAGAAATCATTCTTAATCCTGAGGATGTACAAGCAGGTTATATTCCTGATAAGATTCAGCACTATCCCATCATAAATTCTAAGATAAATGTTCTTAGAGGGGAGGAGTCGAAGAGAGTCTTTGATTATAGGGTGATAGTGACCAATCCTCTTGCTATCTCTGAAATAGAGAACAATAAAAAGCAGGCTCTCTTTACAAGATTGCAGGAGATAGTTCAAAATACTGCACAGTCTGATGAAGAGTTCAATGAGGAACTCGATAAATTGAATGAATATTTTACCTATGAGTGGCAGGATCTGAGAGAAGTAAGAGCCAATGCTCTTCTTAATCATTATGTGAAGGAATATAATATTCCTCAGATATTCAATGCTGGCTTCGTAGATGCCATGACTGTTGCAGAGGAAATATATCAATGCGATATAGTAGGTGGAGAACCGGTGATAGAAAAGCTGAATCCTCTGAAGGTAAGAGTGTTCAAGTCCGGATATTCCAACAGGATAGAAGATGCAGACATCATTCTTTTAGAGGATTACTGGTCTCCTGGTAGGATTATTGATACCTATTATGACGTACTTACTCCTGCAGATATGAAGTATATTGAAGAGCTCCCCAATCAGGGAGAGACTTCAGACGGGATGGATAATTTCGACGAACGGAATAACTTCATATTTGCTGATTTCGCAGATCCTCAGTATATAGATGTAGAGAATATGTTCCTTCCCTTCGGAACTTTCGGAGGAAGTAAGCTATACTACGACTCTGCTGGTAATGTCAGAGTATTGAGGATGTACTGGAAGTCTCGAAGGAAAATAAAAAAGGTAAAATCATACGACCCTCAGACTGGTGAAGCTGTCTATAATTTCTATCCGGAAACATACCAGACTAAGTTCGACCTTGGAGAAGAAGAGGAGATATTTTGGATAAACGAGGCCTGGGAAGGAACTAAAATAGGTAGAGATGTATATGTCAATATACGGCCCAAACCTATTCAGTACAATAGACTGTCTAATCCTTCGAGATGTCATTTCGGCATAATAGGCTCTATATACAATATAGGAGATCAGAGAGCTTACTCCTTGGTTGATATGATGAAGCCTTATAACTATTTGTACGATGTTATTCATGACAGATTGAATAAGGCTATAGCTGCCAACTGGGGTAAAATCATGGAGCTTGACCTTGCAAGTATTCCAGAAGATTGGACTGTAGATAAATGGATGTATTATGCCAAAGTAAATCACTTGGCTGTAAAGAATTCCTTCAAGGAAGGTAACTACGGAGCAGCTGCAGGAAAACTTGCCGGAGCATTCGCAGCTAACTCCAGAGGGGTCATTGATGCTGAAACCGGTAATTATATACAACAGCACATCAATCTTCTTGAATTTATCAAGATGGAAATGGCTGAGGTTGCTGGTATTTCCAAGCAAAGAGAAGGTCAGATCAGTAACCGTGAAACTGTTGGAGGAGTAGAAAGAGCCACTCTTCAATCCAGCCATATCACTGAGTGGTTATTCATCACACATGAAGATGTCAAAAGAAGGGCTTTGGAATGTTTCCTTGAGACTGCTAAGATTGCTCTGAAGGGACAGAAGAAGAAATTTCAGTACATCCTTTCGGATATGTCTACTCAAATCACGGAAATAGATGGGGATGAATTCTCAGAGAATGACTATGGTCTTGTAGTAGACAATTCCAATGCTTCTCAAGAGCTTAACAGTAAACTGGATAGCCTTGCTCAGGCAGCTCTTCAGAATGATAAGCTAAGTTTCGGTACTATTATGAAACTCTTTAGCTCTGCCTCTATTGCTGAGAAGCAAAGACTGGTTGAGAATGATGAGAGAAAGATAATGGAAAGACAGTCTCAGGCACAGCAGGCAGAGATCCAATCACAGCAGCAGGCTGTTCAGGCTAATATGCAAATGAAACAAGCTGAGTTGGATCAAAGAGCTAAGGCCAATGAGCTGGACAATGAAACTAAGCTTCTTATAGCTCAGATGCAGACCTTTGCTAATGAAGAGACTTCAGAGGATATAGATTACTCTCCGGAAGCCAAAGCAAAGCTCGAAGAGCAGATCAGAGAGTTTGATAAGAGACTTCAGCTGGATAGAGAAAAGCTGGAATTCGAGAAAGGCAAAGCTAAGACTGAGGCACGCCTCAAAGAGAAGCAGATAAACAAACAAAGTAAAAAATCAACTAACAAATAAGCTATGAGGGGAGAGATACTCCCCTCATACTTACCTTAATATTATGGAAAAGAAAATTGTATTTACCTCTGTAGAACCGAATAAGAATCTATTATGGTTACATTATAAGAATGGCCTGTTAGTCCTTCAGAGGTTCGGATCTAATGGATGGGAAGATATAAGCAACTCCGATCATATTACCCAGACAGAATTGATGGAGTTATTGAAAGACAAGGCCGATCTTGTAGGTGGGAAAGTTCCTGCTGAAGAGTTACCGAGTTATGTAGATGATATTATTGAATTTAACAATATTCAAGTTGCAGATGCTGAGATTTCTTCAATTATAGGGAATGCTCTTTATAAAAATCAAATTAGATTTGTTAATAATTCAACTGCTCTTGCTGATAGAATAGGTAGTGAAGATAAATATCCTGATATGTTCGTAAACTTTGGAGAAAATACTTCCGAAGATGACTGGACTACTTTTGAACCCGAACAAGGTAAAATTTATATAAATACTACCAATAACCATTCTTATAGATGGAGTGGTTCTTACTTAATAGACTTAGATCAGTCTTGGAGCCAGGGAATTAAAGATCTTCAAGAAAATACTATAAGAACAGATATTTCACAAGATTTCTCTAATGCTCAGCAGGATGTAGCTCTATCTAATATAGGGTTGGATTTTGTACATATAGACTATTCTGTTATTGGCACTACTTTGAATGATCAGCTTTTCAATCAAATTGCAAACGCTAAAGGGGTAATTATCAACAATCATCCGAATGGATTGTATGTGTACACTCGTGCACGTGGAATTGGTTTTCCTGTGACTTTCTTTACTATTAGGGATGCTACAACTATTACAGCTTGTAGTCTTAGTGATACTGATAAGAAGTTGACTCTTTCGGGTACTTTTTCCTTTTCGGCTAATTGTGTATATTACATCAAGCAAACTCTTACTGATACCCAAAAGCAACAAGCACGTACTAATATGGGGGTCCAGTCGGCAGATGAGTTACTTGAGAATGCAGACTTTATTGCTCAGCTGAAGACAAAGTTAGAAACTGTATAAATATTAAATAATACAAAATGTTTTTTACAAAACAGGATATATTGGAGATTGCTAAGAAACTTAGATTGGTCAGTATAAAGGATTCTGAATTTGAAGAAGTACAGACTCTGCAAGACACTGATAAGGTTAGTATTCTTAGACAGATGCCTGATGAGACTTATTCTAATTATAGGACAAGTCTCAACGCTATAGTTTCTTATATTCACCCTATCAACGTAGTTCAATCTACCGGAGATTCTACAGAAGCAGTTATGTCCCAGAAGGCTGTAACAGATGCTCTGAGTGAGATCCCTAAAATAGAGCTTGAACAAACTACAGGAACTGCTGAAGATAAGGCTATGTCTCAAAAGGCAACTACTGAGGCATTGGAGGAGAAGGTAAGCTCTACGACTATACAGGGTGTTGAGATTGTCAATGGTGCAGCTCCTGAGATCCAGGATAATATTCTCTACATAGAGTTAACAGAAACTGATTAATATGGGACACAGGATAAAATCTCTTACTTTTAATGGAAAAGTATTGGCCTTTGATGATGGAGCTCTTATAAAAAGAGTTTTATATAATGGTCATGTAATTTGGCCTAAAGATGAGACTCCTCCTACTCCATCCGACACTCTTGTCATAGCTTCTTATGAAGATGTGGTAGGTTTATTCGAGGAGACTAAAGCGGGATGGCTTAAGGGTGGCAGCCCTTCTCCGGAACCTGAGAAATACACTATAAAGAGGGTTGTGTTTAATGGAGAGCAGATTTGGCCTTTTGAGAAACAGGGATTTTTATCCATTGAAAAAGAAAATATTGTACTGAGTCAAGCTAATAACTACTCTGATACAAATACAATTTTCACTAATTTAACATTTAATATTCATTAACATGGCAGATGTCACTAAAAATCATGTTGTAGTTTCTCCAGGTTCGGGCTCTGGTAATACAACATTGTCTGTAAAGGCATCCCCTGCCAACATGGGTAACCGTGTTGCTCAGGTAGCTAACTTTACAGTCACAGCTCCAGGGGTCACCCCTGACAAAACATTTAAGGCTACTCTTGCGGCTGCTGCTGAGTTCGTGTCATTCGATGATGGTACTGAAATGGCAGTTACAAAGGTCGGCGGTTCGGTGGTTATCGAAGGTACCTCGAACTCTGACAAACTTACCTTCCAAAAGGGCTCAGGAGATATTATTTCTGAGGATATATCAGCTAAGATATATGCTGTCAACGGAAATGAAGCTACCAATGGTGTGGCCATTCCTGATGACCCAGGTGCTACAGCAAAGTATAACTTCGCCTTGACGCTGACAGCTACAGAGAATACTACTATTGCTGAGAGAACCCAACAAATTACTGTTGTTACGACAGGTAATAAAACTGCCACAATCACCTTGAAACAGGCTGCAGGGGATGCTTATCTGACAGTTACTCCTACTGAGATTACTGTTCCACAGGATGGTACAGAAGTACAAGTATCTGTAAATACCAATACTACATTCACTGTATCCTAAGCCTGACAAAAAAATGTTAATTAATGGGGGGGGGGGCAGAGGCAAATGCCTCTCCTCCCATTTTTCAAAAAATTGTATTTATATGAGTACTCAAACCATTTCTATTCCTTGGGCCTCGGGTGAAACGGATTCCATTCATTTAACCTGGAATGATTCTGGAATCCCTGGAGATGTTATAGTAACGATTACTTCCGATAAGAATACCACAGGTATTATTCGTCAGAAAGATATAATCTTTACTACCCAAGCTCTCTCTGGACCCCAAGCATCTGCCAGTCTTAGGGTTATACAGGATGTAGAAGGGTTAGTGATAGCTAAGTACAATGATATAATCAGCATGTACAATGAGATAAAAGCTGGTTTCAAAGTAGAATCTTAATAAAAAAACATATGGCCAATCAATTTTTGCCAATAGATCAATTTACACTTAAGTCTACCTTAACTGGAACTGAAGAATTCCAAGTTTCCGCTACAGAGAAGGTTACAGCACAGCAGATTGCTGACTTAGCAAGTAGTGGACTTAATGTTTATACTATATCTGAAAGTGAATCTCAGAATCAAAAGATAGATGCTTCACGTGTAGAGGAACTTAAAAAGTCTGAATTAGTATTATTTCCTAATGAGGGAAGCTATACACCGTATTTTAAGGTTTCAGTAGATGATAGTAAAGCATATTTCATAACAGGAAATATACCTATTAATTCACAAGGCCAGCCTGGACTTAATAATGGAGAAGAGCCTCCTTTTGAGCAGATTCAAACTGTGATGATTGAAGTTGACCTTACTACTTATGATATAACAATACAGCCTTATCCTGTTATAAAAAAGAGTTGGTTTAAGGGGGATGTCTCAGTTATAGAAATTACAGACTTTGCCATTCCCTCAGTTAATATTACTAAGGATGGTCAGAGTTTCTTATTCTATGCCAATGATGCCAGCAACATCCCTAATAACAATCATGGAGCTACTTCATTTGTAGGTGTAGCCATTGCAAGTCCTATCTTCATAACCGGAGACCAAAGATTGCTGTATTATATGATGGTAGATACAGCAAGGGGTATGTTCTACACGGGGCGTGCAAATCTGGAAGATGACATTGTAGCATGGAATACTACTCCAGTTACTCGTTTGGGACAAGCCGTACAGGTTACTGCCTTTACTGAGAGCGCGTTATCTTCACTACTTTACACTTACAAAGCAGGTGATTTTATACCTTTCTACACAGGGAATGTTACGACTTCTACGGCGAACCAATTCCCGGAGTCTGGAGTTTTCAATGGCTTTATCTCCATGGGCAGCAACAAAGGAGATTATTTCCAAATCTTTGCTTTCAAGACAGGTTCTCCCAATGCTTACATTGGAGCTTGTATTGGTAGTACCACAAGGTGGACCCAGATAGGAGGGGGCTCAAGTAATCTTATTGTCGTAGCAGATGCAGAAAATGTAGGAGAGGTAGTAGCTGCATACAAAGGATTTGAGGGTTCGAATAAATATGGAGTATCAGTACCTATCTACATAGAAGCCACGTCCAATATTTATGATGAACTACCAGCTATAATGGATCAGAGCTTTACAAAAGATGAATCTACTATATGCGGATATGCCCAATATGTCTACGACGGAGGAGATTATTATCACATAGGGTTAAGCCTGCTTATATATCCATCAAGTGGAGATCGTCCCAAATATAGAGCGGAGCTTGTTGTAAACAACAGCGGGGAAGTAGTTAGCAGTAGTCTTACCCCTATTGGCAGTGCACGTGCTCCCATCCCGGGATTCACTAAAATTACTTCCTTGGCTGGTCAAACTGACTACTCCCTCACAAAAGGATCTATGGGCGTTATCAACTTTAGCATTGAGGTAAATGCGTTGACCACAATGTTTATAGAAGCAGAGATCCGATCATCTGCTGCTATATCTGCTGAAGTCAGATCTGTGTGTATCCCTGTCTCTTTCTTCAATCCTAAAGAAGGTGCCACACTCATGGATTTGAATACTCGTACTTTAGCTTCTGGAACCAATATTGCTCAAGTTAAGCTAAATGTTGCTTCTGTTGTCACAGGAGCTAATGGTGTACAGGGATTAAATTGTGTAGTTACTTCGAACAATCTTGCAAATCCCTCTGATATTCTAAGAATAAAGGCTGTATATGCTAATATATAGTATTAATGTCCTCTCAGAATAGAGGGGACATTAACTCTATTTTCTGATATGAGGAAATATCTTATAATAGGCTTATCTTATATCCTCTTGATATTGACTGTCTTTTTACTCTATAGGCAAAATGTCAATCTTAGAGTAGATAGAGATATGCAATTAGAGAATGTAAAGGCTTACTCGGCCTTGTATTCTGATTCTGAGAAAGAGAAAAGAGCTTTCAAACTTTCTCTGGATCAAATGAGAGCTACGAATGATTCTGTCTTTCAGAAGATGCTTCAATTTCAAAAGGACCTTAAAATAAAAGATAAGAATATAGAGCAACTCCAATATAGACTGTCTGTTGCTAAGAAGACAGACTCTCTTATACTGAGAGACACTGTATTCAGAGACCCTGAATTCAAACTTGATACAGTATTCGGGGATAAGTGGATTACTCAGAAGCTTCATCTTGAATATCCTGGAAAAGTCGTATCTTCACCAGAAATTACATTGGAGAACTATGTAGCTCTTACCAATAAGAAAGAAACAATCAAACCTCGAAAGAAGTTCTTCCTTTGGAGGTGGTTTCAAAAAAAGCATACAGTTACCACAGTAGAAGTAGTGGAGAAGAACATATATGTAAAGGATTCAATTTCCCGGTTTGTAATTATTAATTAAAATTAATATGTCCACTGAAATAATAATAGCTTTGTTAGGTATAGCTTCTACTATAGTGAGCTGGGCATTGGGCCGTAGAAGAACCAATGCTGAAGTTGCGGCCATGCAAATGGACTATATAAAAAGTGCTGATACCTTTTATAGAGAAAGGATAGACAACCTGCAAAAGGAAGTCACAGAGCAGGCAAAACAAATAAGGGCACTCAGACTGATCATTGACAGGGTGATTGACAATGCCTGCTTAATTCAGAAGTGCCCGAAGAGAAAGTATTACAATCCCGACACTCTTGCTGAAATAATAGATGAGGAGGGAATATCTTTTAGTGGAGTCCATGAAGTTAAAGCTAATTAGAAAGTACCTGGGCCCTGAGTATACCATAGGAGATCTCTACATTGAAGATAAGTTGTATTGTAACACTTTGGAAGATGTAAATAGGGATACTAATAAAAATGGGATATTCGACGGCTCTGAGAAGAAAATTGCAGGAGACACATGTATCCCCTTTGGAACCTACAAAATTGTAGTTGATGTTTCTCCAAAGTTCGGAAGGGAACTACCCAGATTGCTGAATGTTCCTTCCTTTTCAGGTATTCTTATTCATAGAGGTAACACTACTAAGGATACCGCAGGTTGTATTTTAGTAGGAGAAAATACAGTAAAGGGAAAGGTTCTTAATTCCACTATCTATGAAGTAGATCTTACTAAAAAAATAAAAGAGGCTATTTCTAAGGGAGAGGAAGTAACTATTCAAATAGTATGATATGGCTAAACCAAAACCATTAGGACCTCCCTCTGTTGGGGCTTTTGCATATAAGAGGGATGATCCTAAAAGAGTTAAACCTTCCTGGTTTGAATTGGGTGGATATTTTGACAGAAAGGGTAAGGGAGATAGAGGAATAAGATCTTCTTCTATAGCACAGCAGGGAAGTAACAAGGGTGATAGGGGAAGTAAAAGTGGAAAAACTAACTCATAAATTAACACTTATTTGTGTTAAGTATATACCCATACTTGTAGCTATAGTAGAGTTACTCGGTACAGTATTATCTTTTCTTAATATTGGGACCATACTCTTAGCCTATTTATTTGGCTCCTCCGTAGCCACATTAATTCCAATGTATATAATGTCTTATGCTTTTAAGTTTTGCAAATACCATAGGATGGTATTGAATTATATAGTTGCTAATAAACTTATATTTATGTTGGATTACCTGTTTGTCATACCACTTAGTGCTACGGGTTTTATGGCTGCAACTATAACTTTAGCAGGTATCTTCTTAGCCTTGACAATTTACAACTATTTGAAATATGGTGACAGAAATAATACTTAAGTGTTTGTCCTCTCTACTTAGAGAATTGGCAGAGAGAATTGATGCCGGCAATTCCAATCTAAATGAAGAAGAGGCCGTCGAGCTACTTGAAGTAGTAAGACATTATAGTGATCGTGAGGAGTATATAAGCAAGTATGAAGCTTGTAGATACTTAAATATCAGCAGATCTACTTTCGATGCCTATGTGAAGGACGGCAAATTGCCTAAAGGTAAAAAGAGAATAGGTTTCAAAGAATTGGCTTGGACTAAAAAGGAGTTGGACAAGTATGTTCATAAATTGAAATCTAATAATAATTAAGAATATGGTAACACAGAAGAACATGACTATTCCTATTTTCGATGTAGGATTAAAGGTATATATCTTCGATAAATGGTCAGAAGTGGAAAATGTGCTGGGAGGTGGAACAGGTCCTAAAGGGATTACTCTTGCTTTCCCCGATAGTGGTAGAATAACAGTAGCTATAGATAGTAATTGTCCTTCCACTATAGTCCATGAATCGGAGCATGTTAAGAATTATATCTGGAGATTCATAGGGTATAGGCCTATGGAGGACAATGATGAGGTAGATGCTTATCTTCTGAAGTATATCTATAATAAGATAGTCGATGTCTTCTACAAACATATAGGAAAAGATCCTAAAGATTTATTCGCTCGGTAATGAGTTGCTAAAAGCAAATCCATGTAACGCTATAAAGTTCAATACTTTATAGCGTTTTTTTTGCTTGGTAGTATTGTTAGGTAATTTTCGAAAATATACATATATTTGTACCTGTAAGCTTACAACAAAAACACACAAATCAATTTGTATTATGGAAATTATCGAAAAAGTAAAAGAAAGAGAGATTCCTGCTGCTGAATACTGTGACAAGTATGGATACGGATCGGGCTATGGCTATGGTAGAAGAGATGTCAATGGAAAGGCCAATGCTGGTCTTACTCTTGGTATCATAGGTACGGCTCTTGGAGCTTGGGCTCTATTCGGAAGAGGTAGAAATACAGGGCTCTTAGGTGGAACTTCGGGACTCAGCTCAGGTCTTGGTGGAGCTAATATCAACATCAATGGCTTAGAGACAGGTATGGGTACTGCTAATGGTGTGACTGCACCTTCTGCATTCCAGGCTTGGGAAAAGGGTTGTGAAGATACGCTGGCCCTTCAAGGGGGTCTGTATCAATGGGCTCTTAATCAACAAAACCAGAGATTCCAGGACAGACAGACTATAGACAGTGAGATGTTCGGTCTGTATAAGAGCCAAGTAGATGCTGATTTCGGATTATACAAGTCAACCAGAGATGGTTTTGATGTCCTGAATGCTAAGCAGCAACAGGATGCCTTCAATCTGTACAAGTCTCAAAGAGATGCTGACGACAGTATAAGAAAGGAACTTTCTGATCTTAAGGCACAAGTAGCTATCAATGCTGCTATCAGACCTTACCAGGATAAGCTTATCCAGTGCGAGATTGACAAGGCCTTCACTGCAGGTATCAATTACACCGACAGAAAGACTTGCAATGTTATCTATGGACAAGTAGTTCTTCCTGACAGTCCTACCGTAACTGGTTATGTAGGGGCTAATCAGTGCGGTTGCCCCAGAGTAGTTGCAGCTCCTACGGCTGCCTAATAGGCAATAATATACAATTTCTATGGTTCCGGTGAATAATGTATTTTTAGGAAGCCCTGACCCTCTTCTTGGGTCTTTAGATCCAACTGCGGGGCTTGATGAAAGAATGGCTATGATTGAGGCCTACCAGAAGAAACTGGCCGAGCTGAAACAAGCCAGAGCACAAATGAGTCAGAATCTATCTCAGACCACTCAGGAGACTACCCCCAGTCTCTGGTCTGAGATTGATGCTGAGGTATATCCACTTACAGATGAACAGAAGATGAAGTTAGCCCAAAATGAGGAATATGCTCATAATGATATAGCTCTTCAACAGATAGTTCAGACTGAACTTCTCAACCTTGTAAAAGGCAGAATAGAATCTTCTCAATCAGGCAAAGAGCTTCTTAATAATCAGTTGTCTATCGTAAGAAAACTGAAAAAGAAAATTGTCGAAGAAACCAATCAAGAGATGGAGGCATTTAGAAGATTTAAGGAATACTCTAAATCCCACCCGAATGTAACTTATGAAGAATTTATTAAAACAGTATATCAATGAATGTAAGTGTAGTAACTGAAAGAATCCGTTCCTATATCAATGGACAAATTACAAGAATGGCAGCAGATAGTCCTATAGTGGGATTTATGAAGCCTATTATCACAAGAGTTCTTGAAAACAATATCTATAAAATAGAGGATGGACTTAAGATGATAGCTGATAAAGATGGTAATATAGACACTGAGGCTATCCTGACAGAAATGCTGGAAAGTGTTATGTCTACAAAACCATTTACCATAAATACATCATTCATCGGAGACATAGAAATTGGAGAAGGGATGGTTAAATTGAGTCTACCTGTAGTAAATAAGAGACTTGTATTTAATACCGCAGACCTTCAAGAACTAAAAAACCTGCTGACTACGTAAAGCTATGGATGGATATATGTTAAGAAAACTGATGGAGGACAGAGGTACCAGAGAGTCGGATCTTATGGAAAAGTTCAAAGATTTCATAAGATCAGAAAGAGGTAGTAGAAGACATTATGAAGATTCAGATCCTTTTGGGGAGTACTCATATAGGAGAAGAGAACATAGTGACTCTGATCTCTATAGAATGATGGAGAATATGGATGACTCCGAGAAAAGAAGAATGTGGGAAACTATGCTGGAATCTCATGAAGGCAGAAGAGGCAGGCATTTCAGCCCTTCTTATGCAAAGAGTGAGGTAGAGGAGATGTCCCATACTGAGAATGGAAACAGACACAGAGGAGAAAAATACACTATGGAGAAGGCCGAAGAAGTGTATAGAAGATACAAATCGGTTCTTCCTGAAGAAGTTACAGCTGCTGATGTGTACGTGGCAATAAATTGTCACTTCCATGATTTCGCACAACTTTACAAAGCATGGTTCGGAGATAATATTGATACCAAAATTATCGAATCGGCTATTGTATTCTGGTTCAAGGATGAGGAATTTCCAGATGGTGAAAAGCTCTGGAAATACTTCAACAACATGAAGTAATCTTTCTAAGGGATACAGCAATGTATCCCTTTTTTATTTAACAGTAAATAAAGTAAATTATTTAATGCAGTCTAATTATTCTGCTTAAACTATTGTTTTATTTGAAATTTTATCTTAACTTTGTGCTGTTAAGTATAAACTAAATGGAAGAAGTTTATGGGAGATGAACTAAGTATGGATTACATCATGACAGGAGATGAAGTAGAAGACCTGTTCACAGATGAATCACAAAACAAAACAGAAGATACCCCACCTTCTAATACGAGTGGGGAGCAAACAACTACTGAGGGAAAGGAAGTAGAGGAAGAAATTGATCCTAATACTTTGTTTGTCCCGGAGGGCGTAGGTAGTGAAGAGAATCAAGGAGAAGGGGAAGGTACCACAACTCACCAAGGTGATGGTTCTTCTCCCGATAACAACTTCTACTCTTCCATGGCCACTGCTTGTGTAGAGGATGGTATTTTCCCCGATCTTGATGAGGAATTTTTGAAGACAGTTAAGGATGCTGAAGGCTTCAAGGAAGCTCTTAACAAGCAGATGAAAGCCATGCTCGATGAAAGGCAGAGAATGATCAGCGAGGCTCTTGAATATGGAGTGGAGCCAGATGATGTCAGAAAGTACCAAAATGTCCTGGAGTATATTGATAATATCTCGGAAGAGGCTATCAAGGAGGAAGGAGAGGCAGGTATTGCTCTGAGAAAGAAGCTTATCTACAATGATTACCTTAACAGAGGATTTTCGGAAGAGCGTGCTAAAAAGTACACTCAGAGATCCTTCGACCAAGGTACTGATATTGATGATGCTCTTGATGCTAAACTAAGCAATAAAGAGTTCTATTCATCTCAATATGAGAATATTGTAGAGCAGGCTAAGAAACAGGCTGAACAGGAGGCTTTAGAAGAGAAGAAGAGAGCGGAGTCTGTCAGAAAGACTATCATGGAAACAGAGGAACCCTTCGAAGGGGTTAAGCTGGACAAGGCTACCAGACAAAGAGTATTTGAAACTATTTCCAAACCGGTCTATAAGGACAAGGATGGAAATATGTATACTGCTCTTCAGAAGGCGCAGCATGATGATGAGGAAGGTTTTATCCGGAAACTTGGATATATCTTCACTCTCACTGATGGATTCAAGAACCTTGATGGTCTCGTAAAGGGAAAAGTTCAAAAGGAAACTAAGAGAGGACTTCAGAAACTTGAGCAATCTCTCAGAACTCCCCCTATGCCTGGTGAACCGAGGTTTGCAAGTGGCGTTGGAGGAGTAGAGGGTTCTAAGTCGAGGGGTGTTATTCTCGATATATAAATAACAATCCAATAAAATAAACAAAAATTTATGGCAAGATTAGGTAAATTTCAAATGCTTACCTTCAGTCACTGGAAGGGTAGACCTTAGTGTTAGGCCCTTGTAAAATCGGGTAAAATCGGTGAAATCCTTCATAGGTAAGGGGATAATACCGAGCTAACCTGCTCAATAATATGAGCAGGCAGTGTAACGCGTAGAAGATGAAACTATGAATGGTTTTATTTATATCATCAGAAACACTATAAATAACAAAGTTTATATTGGTCAGACCAGGACCTCTGTGGAACAAAGATGGCAAGAACATCTTAGGCACGCAAGGTATGGAGAACAAGTTATAAACAGAGCTATGAGGAAATATGGTGTGGATAAATTTTATATAGAAACCTTAGAGATCTGTACTGTTGATGTATTAGATTATAGGGAAACGTACTATATAGATTTGTATGATGCTACAGATAAGGCTAAAGGTTATAATGTAAGTATTGGGGGTAAAACTCCCAAATTTAGGAGGAAACATTTAAGTATATCCACTTTGGTGGATCTATATGTAAAAGAGGGTAAAACCTTAGAAGAAATAGCAGCTAAGTTTGAAGTAACGAGATATACAATATCAACACAACTTAGAAATGCTGGAATAACTTTGAGAGATAGACACGATTCTGCTACCAGATTCTCTAAGATCTCTAAAGAGAACCTTTTACAAGCTATAGAAGGATCTAACTCACTGAGGAAAGCAGCAAAGCAACTTCATATACCCTATTCAACTTTTAGAAAAGCTTGCATTTATAATAACATAGAATATAATTCTTCCAAGAGTATCCGACATCCTAAAAGATGAAAATGTACGCTGAGCTTACACGATGATAAAGTGTAAGAACTATAGGATAAAAAGCCTATAGGATAACAAATGCTAACAAAGGATAACCATCTTGGGTCCGTATTCCAGATGCAGCCTCAAAAGGCTACTGCTATGATGGTGCAGCTGCTTGCTATGTACAGAGGAAAGAACCTTGAGACTTATCTATCTCAGTTCCCTACAAAGGAATTTGATACTGATGATGAGTACACGTGGGATGTAATTGCATCCTCAAGAAGAAATATTCCTCTTGTAGAGGCAAGAGATGGAGATGGTAAACCGATCACTACTGGAATGGCAGGTGTAGGAGGAGCTCCCTTCTATGTAGTATTTGCAGAAGACTGGTTCGCAGACGGTAATGTGATTGTAGGTGAGAAGAATGAAATCTATCCTCTACGTATTCTTGGAGATGCGAGAATGGAGGGTACGAATGCTGTTTACCGTGTAGAACTTATGGGTGGAGTAATAGATGGTATGCCTGCTGAAGAGCTTCAGCTCGGTAAGAGATTCTCGGATGATTACTCACCTGTAGAAAAGGAACTTTCAAGAAAGGTAGGAGATCTTCAGTTTACTTCTCCTGTAGCCATGAGAAATGAGTGGTCGAGAATCAGAATACAACACAAGGTTCCTGGCTCAATGCTTGGAAAGAAGCTGGCTGTAGGTATTCCTTCTCTTGACCCTGAGACTGGTAAGAAGTTCGTAACTCCTATGTGGATGCACCATGTAGAGTGGGTATTCGAAAATAAGTTCTCGGAGAATAAGAACAACCTTATCATGTACGGTAGAAGTAATAGAAACCGTAATGGTGAGTATCTGAACATCGGTAAGTCAGGTAATGTTATTACAATGGGTGCTGGTCTGAGAGAGCAGATGGAAGTAGGTAATGTAGTCTGGTACAATGACTTCTCACTGAAACTTATCGAAGATATGCTTTATGAGCTATCTATCTCCAAGCTGGCAATGAACAAGAGAGTATTCATTCTGAGAACAGGTGAAAGAGGTGCTGTTCAGTTCCATAGAGCTGCTAAGGATATGGTATCAGGATGGCTACCTATTCCTACTGTAAACAACCCTGCTGTTATTCAAAAGGTACAAAGTGCTCTTAACTCTAATGCAGTTGCTGCTACTGATTACCAGTTCGTAGAGTGGAGAGCTCCTATGGGAGTAATCGTAAAGGTTGAAGTAGACCCATTCTATGATGATCCTGTAAGAAATAAGATCCAACATCCTGATGGAGGTGTTGCAGAATCTTACAGATATGACATCATGTATGCAGGTGATATGGATCAGCCTAACATCCAACTGGCTAAGGCTAAGAACTCACCAGAGATGAGAGGTTACCAGTGGGGATTCAGAAACCCATTCACAGGTGGTATGAACAATAATAACATGTCCTATGACGAGGATTCTTGTGTAGTACATGGTATGTGGACTGGTGGTGTATTCATTCTTGATACAACCAGAGTAGTATCACTGATTCCTGCAATACTTGCAGCTTAATTGATAAGGGGAGGGTTAGTCCCTCCCCTTATTTTACCGAATAAATAAAAAAAGGGAGAATAATATGGGAAGAAAAGAGGAAGTTATTTTAGACACTACCCAGGAAGATATTCCTGAAGTTGTGCTGCAGAAAGGCCCTGTAACTGAAAGAGATACTCAAGACTCTCACTCAGAGGCCTATCCTAAGGATGAACCGATACTCTCATGTCTTAGAAATGAGAGAGTTACAGTAAGGTTCGTACCAAGACAGTCTGGTATTGTGACTGACCCGAGGCATATTAACTACGGAGGTATGGGGGAAAGCTCTAAGAGAGTATTTACTGTTCCTAAGTTACTAAGCACGAAGACTTATCTTAATGTACTTACTAATGAGGAAAAGGCCTTCCTGGAGAGTTATATGGGTCTGGAGTACAATGACCTTTCTGTTTACAAAAAGAAAGACAATTTTTGGAAAGAATACAAAGTTTCCCTTACTAAGGGAGATACTATATTGGATCTTTCCAATCCGGATGATTACATCAAATATAAGGTTCTGCTTGCTAACAAGGACTATATAGCCCCATCATTGGATGTGCTTCAAGACACACCTAAGGCAACCTATCAGTTCGTAATAGTCAGTTCCGAAGATGAGTCTAAGGCTTCTATGAAGCAACTCTCCTATAACCAAAGAGCCTATCTGCTCTTCGGTAAACTGCAGGAAAATGCAGAGGCACTTAAACTTATCATCGAGACTGTGGATGGTAGACCAATCTCTGATAGTACTAAGCTGGAGTTCCTCCAGGCAAAGGCAGGAGAGTTGATCCTTAGCAATGCAAAACTGTTCTGTAAGGTAGCAGAAGATCCTTATCTGGAGACGAAGGTTCTGATCAGAAGAGCCCACTCAGCCGGGCTTCTCTCTAAGAGAGGAACCTACTATTATCAAAAAGGACAATACGCCTCTCTGTGAGGATAAGGAGGAGCCTACTCTATCAATGGCTGCCAAGTTCCTGAATGCCCCTAAGCATCAGGAAGTTAAGTTCTCACTTGAGGCTCAACTACAATAAGTATGGATATAAAGGAATTCAGTGCAGAATTCGACATACTGTATAATAACATAACGAGCAATATTGCACCTGGGCTAACTGAGTATGAAAAATCAGTATTTCTTACTCAGGCCCAGGAGCAGCTTGTAAAGGATATTTACAGTGGTCAGTATAAGGGGGAGGCCTTTGAGAATAGTGAGGAGGTCAGAGAGTATCTCAAATCATTGATACAAACTACAGTACTTGAGAATCCGACTAAAATTTCATCTGAATTTCCAGATGAGTTCCTGCACTATACAGTAAGGGTAGATGCACAGAAATTCTGGTTTATCATATTTGAGTCGGCAGTATTCTCAGGAGATGAACCTTGTACCAATGGAAAGAAGGCAGTAGTTAAGCCAATACTCTATGATGCCTATTGGTCTATCATGAGAAATCCTTTCAAAGGTCCTAATGAAAATAGAGTTCTGAGAATCAATCAGTCTGAGGATACGATGGAGCTCATTTCTAAGTATGAAGTAGGAAAATACCTATTAGCTTTCCTTAAAAGGCCGGATGCTATAATTCTGGTTGACTTAGAAGATGAAGGTATAAGTATCAATGGAGAAACTGCAGCTTCTACCTGTAAGCTCCCTGAGATTCTTCATAGAATGGTTCTGGAAAGAGCAGTACTTTTAGCAAAAAAAGCTTGGGGTCAATCCCAAGAATAAAATAATGTTTAACTAAACTTTTTTAATTAAATGGCGACATTTAGCACTAATCAGGCAAGACAGATCTATGTAGCTAAGAAAGTAGCAGATCCTATCAAGGACAAAGGAGACATCAAGCTCGTAGCTCCTGAAGATGCCGATTATATTTATTTCCAGTATGTAGGTGCTGACACTCCTCTGAGAAGTGATCTTATTACTAAAGACTTAGTAATGAAGGCAACCCTAACTCATGGAGACACTATTGCAAGATACCTACATCAGTATGATGTAGTACTTGACCCAAAAATTTCTGCAGATCCAGTGGAAGGTCAGGAATATATCCTGAGAATTAACATGCTTGGATATGCTTCTCTTGGCATTGAGAACACTTATCAGAAGTATGGCTATGTAAGGGCCACCAAGAATATGACAGCCTCAGACTTCTACAAGACTCTGGCTAAGTCACTTGCTCTGAACTTCGCAAGAGAGCCTCAGCCTATCTATGAGTTCTTCGTTTCAACAGTAGATAACAAAACTAAAACTGTATTCCCTGGGGAAGCAGGGGCTGAAGAGACTGCCAATGCTACTAAGATAGAGTTCAACTCAGACCTCACACAAGACCCCTTTAAGAGTATCACAGCTAAGAAGCTGGTTATCAGAGAGGTATCAGGTGTCTGGAGAAGGGGAACAGATGAGGATATGCCTCAGATGGCTCAGATCTTCACAGATGATATCCTTGTTGATGACCTTTACAAAAGATGGGGAGAGGTTAAGGAGATCACTGACAAGGCAGAGCTTACAAAGAGAAAGGATTCTGTCTTCAGACAGCTTGCTGATATGGAATACTTCTACATGGGTGAAAGAGGAGACAAGTACAGAAATGTAGGTTGGCCTTATGTAATCAATACCACTTATCTTATGGATGAGATTAAGAGTGGAGATACCAATGGAGAATTTGGTATAATTGATATACACTATGCTTATGTAGGATCAAATGAATCCGTCCAAAAATCTGAGAAGGATTGCACCATTGTAGCTCCCTACACTGTAGCAAAGACCCTGGCTCAGTCTATAGTAAAGGCTGGTGTTAAAGCTAAAAGCATTGACAAAACAGGGAATGTAACAGACCTTCAAAGTGCCTAATACCAAGGGAGAGGAGTTTATCCTCTCCCTTTTTTATTAACTCAACAAAGATAAATTATGGTAGTTTTTAGTGAACTAAGAGTAACCCATGATGGGGAGAAGCTTATCATCGACACTTTCGTAAATAATACTCCTGGAGATGAGAATCAAAAGATTGATCAGATATGGTTGGATAATAAGGCACCTGTATATGTAAATGGATGCCCTCATCCTACTGATAATGCTGTTCTCATAGCATCTATTGATGACGAAGTTTATAGGGAAGATATTGAAAAGTATCAGGCATCCATAATAGATGAATCTCTGAGAAAAGGTTATCTTACGGAGGTGACCTATGGTAGATACTCCTCTATAAACATAAACAGTGATATGCTGCATGTTTATGTCTTTACTTCCGGAGGAGAAAGCAAAGAGTGTGAATGTACTCCTGCTATAGGTACTGTAGTTAATATCTATCCATATTATCAACTCTCTATATATTATATGAGAGAGATGGGAGAAAGCTGTGTTCCCCCAAGAGAGTTCATAGATTTTCTACTTAAGCTGAAGTCAGTGGAAATAGCTATTAAAGTAGGAAACTATGGTCTTGCTCATCAAATGTGGGAGAATCTCAGAAGAATAAAGGAATTCCCCACCAGATCTTGTAAATGTGCACATAATGGAGTCATATCTTAACATACTTGGGGAAGCTCTTAGCAGGTATTTCAGAACCCTTGGTGTATATGGATATGTCAAGGATGTAGATGTATACAAGCTATTGGTTCTCTCCTATATCGAAGAATTGCTTTCAGGCAGTATGAATATATTGATCTCTGAAAATGAGTACAACATCATAAGAAAAGTTTTACTATGCCTTACTGGAAGCAACTGTCTTATACCCTATCCTTCTTATCTTAATATGCAGGAGGATGTTTTAATAAGGCCCCAACTCCCTACTAAATGGTTAAGATTCACAGAATCAGATACTTCAAGGATTTCTGAGTTAGAGGCTCTGAAATCTACAGAGAGGGATTCCCTATTATAGGGATAAAAAATTTACTTAAACTCTTGCAAATATGGTGAAAAATACTTATATTTGCAAGAGTTTTTTAATATAACTTATATGGAAAACAGAATAGAAAAGGCCTTGGAATTATTGACCAGGAAACCATATCTGGTTACAATGGGAGCTAATACAATAGCTCGAAGACATGGATACTCTCGTCAGGAGATAACAGAAGCTAAGAAACTCTTCTATAAAAGAAGGGATCTGAAAAGAGGACCTCGAATCCTTATATTCGACATAGAAACTTCTCCCATGAAGGCCTATGTGTGGAAGAGATGGAAGGAAAACATATCTCTTGATCAAACTATTTCTGAATGGTTCATGATCTGTTGGGCAGCTAAATGGCTTGGAGAGGAAGAAGTACACTCCTCATGTCTTACTCCTTCAGAGATAGCAATGGAGGATGATAAAAGAATTACTGAAGAACTTTGGAAATTATTGGATGAAGCTGATATAGTAGTTGCCCACAATGGGAAAAATTTTGACATCCCTAAAATGAATTCCAGATTTATTCTGAATGGACTTCCTCCCTGCTCCCCTTATAAGCAGATAGATACTTGTGAAGTATCTAAGAAAAGTTTCGGATTCAGCTCAAATAAACTCGATGCTCTGGCAACTTATTTCGGATTTCCTAATAAGGATAAAACAGACTTCAATCTATGGAAAGCCTGTCTTGAAGGAAACCAGAAGGCCTTGGAGTATATGGCTAAGTACAATATAAAGGATGTGGTTATTCTTGAAAAAGTGTATCTTAAATTAAGATCATGGATACCTAATCATCCTAATGCAGGCCTTTACATAGAGTCAGATAAGCCGGTATGTCCTATTTGCGGATCTACTCATATGGAGCTTACATCTGATTTCAAATATACACATGCCTCCAAATTCAAAGTAATGAGATGTATGGATTGTGGAGGTATTGCAAGAGTTCGAAATAATTCTTATCCCAAAGATAAAAAAAGTTCATTGGTATTATCAATATGACAGTACGTGAAATTACATATATGGTTCTTGATGAGCTTAAGAACCAATCAGATGACCGATACCTTGAAGAAGAGCACATTATATTTCTTGCTTCAAAGTTCAGGGCTTTTCTTCTTAAACAAAGATATGGTACGGATATAAAGAAGAGTGTACCCGAATCCAATTATCAGACTATTTGTCTTGATCTTGAAGAGGTAGAACTCGAAGAAAGTGTTTGCTATGCTGGCCCGAGACTTGTAAGTTCCCGAGAAATTCCTACTATGTTGAATATAGGAAGTAGAAGAGTATTCTCTCAAGTGGACTTTACGACTATATATTTTACATGGGTAAGCAGAGACAGGTTCAATTATGTGGGAGTAAATCCCTGGTTGAAGAACATAATCTATGCTACTAAAGGCCCTGATCATAGACTTTACCTCAAGTCTGGTAATCCTCAACATCTTTATTTGAAAAAAGTCCGCATAAATGGAGTATTCGAAGATTTTCTACAAGCCTCTGAACTGGAATGTGATAATATGAAAGATTCAGTAGACGAGGAAGGAAATCCTCAATGCACTTTAGTAGAACTTCAGGACAGAGAGTTTCCTATAGAAGATGCTTTAGTGCCTCCTCTTATTGAGCTTATAGTGAAAGAGCTGGCTCCTGCAGTGTTCAGGCCTGAGGATGATACGAATAATGCTGCGGATGATTTAGCTAAAGTAGGACTCGCAACAGCTAAGAAATGACCTTACAGGAATTTAGCAAACAAGTGAGAAAGGCCTCTTCTCATCATAATCATAAGATAACCAATTCTTACGGCACTTACGACTACTACAAGTTCTATAGAAAAAATAAGCCTAAGGAGAAACAATATATACTTACCGAGAGTCAGTATTTTGCTATTATAAGGAAGATCAATACTGCTCTTGCAGAGCTCTTTGTAAAAGGCAAAGAGGTATCATTTCCCATGAAAATGGGGACTATAGAACTGAGAAAGACTATCAAGGTCCCCAGAATAGGACCTGATGGTAAAGTAGTTTATAATACCATGATTGATTGGGATAATACCATAAAGCTATGGTATGAAGATCCAGAGTCCTATAAAAACAAAGTACTTGTTAAACAGGAATCCAAAGAAATTTTCAAAACCTTCTATAATAAATCGAAGGCTACCTTCGATAATAAGTCTATGTATTTGTTTCAATTGAATAAGGAATTGAAAAGAGAACTATCTAAAAATATAAAGAGAGGACAAATAGATGCCTTTCTTGCATACTGATATGGAAAGTTATATAAGCATTAAAATAATATTGGACAGACTTCTTAGGCACCCACTACTTCAAGATCTACCCTTCGAGACAGCAGTTGACTACACCTTGGACTTCTTACGAATAGTAGGAGTCCCGAAGATTTTCGAAGACAGATCAGGAACTATAGAGGTTAAAAACTATAGAGCTGTTCTCCCCTGTGATCTGCTTAAGATCATACAAGTAAAAGAGCATTGCTCTTCCTATGCTATAAGATCCACTACAGATACCTTCTATCAAACAGATGAATCTCCTGCACCCTATGAATATACTTTCAAAGTGCAAGGGGATATATTATATACTAACATGAAAGAAGGATCTCTTGATATTGCTTATAAAGCAGTGGCCACTGATGATGAAGGTTATCCAGTCATACCGGATGATGCCTCATTTATAAGAGCACTTGAACAGTATATCAAAAAACAATGGTTTACTATTCTGTTCGATATGGGAAAAATACAGCCTGCAGTACTGCAAAATGCACAGCAGGAATATGCTTTCTATGTAGGACAAGCTCAAAACAGATTAGTCATGCCCTCTCTTTCTGAAATGGAAAGTCTCACCAATATGTGGACATCTTTACTGCATAAGACTAATGAGTTTAAGAAAGGCTTCAAGCACACTGGAGCTAAAGAGTTAATAAGAGTTCAAAGATAATGGGAGCCAAAGCACAACAGTTCGTCCCCAAAGGCATAAAGAGAGACTACTCAGCCTCGAAGGCTGACCCTCAGTATGCTTATGAGAACCATAATATAAGAATTACTTCAAGAGAGAGCAATACTCTTCTTTCTATTACCAATGAAAAGGGAAACTCTCCCATAGTTATGGACCCTCCTCTGAAGTATGTAGGAATTAATATTTCCCTCATGCCAGGAACTTCCACTACACATGTACTGGCAACCTTACAGGAAGAGGTTCCGGCAAAAGGAGTAAAGATAAGAATACATTACTTGGATAATGCGGATTCTGAGTGGAAGGATAGCTATATAGTATTTGGTACCACAAGTTATCCGCTGTATAGTGCAAGTACATATATTTCAAAGGATGCCGAGCAAGTATCCACTTATTTGGAATATAATCACTATGGAGAAAACATATTTTACTTGGCAGATCAAGAAAAACCTTCTCCTTTCCAAGGTGTATGTGTAGGAACGTGTGTCTTAAATAATTATTTAATCTTATTTCTGTGGGATGATCCTGTCAGCAGGATTATAAGGCTGGAAAGCAAAGGGGATACATTTGCCTATAAATGTCTGTATGAGGGATCTGTAAAGTTTGATGTCAAGTTTCCTCTTGATACCTTGGCCATTTTTGAAAATAATAATATTCAAAAAGTGTACTGGGTAGACGGATTGAATCCTGCAAGAGTGATCAATATAGTAGAGGATATTGATCTCACATCCTATAAAAGAGATGACTCCGGATACTTGGACACTGCAAGAGTAGTTCCCGGTGAAGTGGATATAGATGTAACCAGAGTAGAAAATGGTAATGGCACATTCAGCTCGGGTACTATCCAGTATGCCGTAACTGCCTATAAAAAGCATGCCACAGAATCAGGTATATTGGCTATCAGTCCTATAAATTACATAGCATTTTCAGATAGAGGAGCTAACCCTGAAGAGACTGTTCAAACAGCTTTTCAGATTGACGTGTCTCATATTGACACTCTGGAATATTTTGAATATCTGAGAATATATTCTATTCACAGAACAAGTAAGGATGCTACGCCTGTAGTAAAAGTATTGACAGATGCCCCTATAGAGGTGATACGCTCTCAGGGTTTTGTAAGATATGTAGATTATGGGAACACAGGTTACACAGTAGATCCTACACTTCTTCTGTATCTTGGTGCTACCTCTATTACCGGAAATAGCCTGAATCAAAAAGATGGAACATTATTTATAGGAGGATACAAGATACTTGAATCATATATTTCAGAGGAGCTGAAAGAGGAAATAAAGAGTAAGTGTACTATAAATTTTGTACGTAGGAACACTTATATTGCCACAGGAAATAATAATTCTTCTACATCTACAGCTAAAGGGTATATATATGAATCGTCACTGAAATATCCTGCCTCTGAAGTAACTACTTTCAAAAGCAGAGAGTGGTACAGGTTTGGAGTTCAACTACAATATCCTTCCGGTAAATGGTCTGATGTAGCTTGGGTTGGAGATGCACGATGCAATGTAACTCCCGCTGTAGTATCAGGGTATCTCTACATGGTAGAGGCCCATATTAATATGGAGTACGAGTTCATGAGATCCTTAGCAAAGGATTTCATCAATATAAGACCCGTAGTGGTATATCCTCAGGATTCTGACAGAGAGGTAATAGCTCAAGGAATACTGAGTCCTACAGTCTACTCAGCAAGGGACAGATTCAGTAATTCTCCGTTTGTACAGTCCTCTTGGTATTTTAGAGGAATGAAAGATAGCTATCAGCAGATCTCTAATGAACATAATAAACGCTTGTTTCTTAGTGTTGATTATGGAGGGGAAATACAGGGTACTTGGGACGGCTCCACTCCTGTTACTCCTTACATTCCTAAAGGAACAAGGACTGGGGAGAAATGGAGTAGAAGCTATCCCTCTGCCTTCTATGTAGATTCTTCTATAGTTACTTTCCACTCACCGGATGTGGAATTTGATGACAATTTCAGCAGATGGGATAATTCCTCTCTCAAGCTGAGGATTATAGGAGTAATACCGTTTAACTATTCTACCAGATGGAATACTCTGACCACCAAAAATCTCGGACATAATGGAAAAACTGCCATAGAAAATTTCACAAATTACTCGGGAGACTTTCTTGGGAGTGAAGTCAATAATACCGTAAATCCCTGGGCAGGAAGGTGGACTGATAAAATGTATAATTCAGATACCAGTAAGGACTGGACTGAAGATTTTCCTGTATATACTTGGCATAGAAGAGGCTCTCTATCCAACTATGGTTTGGGATTAGGAAGTCAAAATGAAGATGCTGTACTGGAGAAAAAGATAATGTCCTCTTTAGTATATTCTGATGCACCTGTCTTCTTTTCAAGTGCTCAAATCTGGGATGCAAGTGGAAAGGTAGCTGAGGACTCTATAAATGGCTGGGCCCTTACTACAGATGTAGATAATGCTACAGGCATTACAGCCATAAGGACATTCAATAGTGAAGATGTCTCTATGGTCAAAATTCCTTCTCCTATGTATTCTAATCTTCCAGACCTGGTTTATTATGGAAATGTAAACTCCATTATGTCAGATTTTGGAGATGGAAGAGATCCCTCTGATCCCAATTATATATCAGAATTTTCTGTATATTATCCTCTGACGAGATTCTACCTTCGTAGCGATGAAACATTGTATATATACAATAGTGACCAGAGAGATGAGGGAGGAAACTATAATAGAAATTCTGGAGGAGTAAAGACTGCTGACCCTATAGAAATCTATTACAAGTCAACTCCTCATGTAGTATTCGGATTCAACTATAATTCGAAGCACCAGCAAAGAATTTTACCTCTTTGGGATGAAAGTAGTGGAGTAGGAAAGGGAGATAAAGATTCCTTCCCATTTTGGGCAGATGCTCCTATTGGTATAGATTGGGTAGCTGTTGAAAGATTGATTATTGATTCTGACAGTGACTTATCTAAAAAAGTTCAGGGACCAGGATTATATCTGGCAGAGCTGTACAAAGATACTGATGATACAAGATTTGGAGGAACTTCTCAGGAAGCCCTGGAAAACAATACATGGGTTCCCTGTGGAGAGCCTGTACATCTTAATAACATTATAGGAGGTGGAATGCTGAAGTGTCTTGTTGGGGATACATATTTCCAAAGATATGATTGTCTGAAGACCTATCCATTCAATGATACTGCTACTAATAGTGTAGTTGAGATTGCTTCCTTCCTATGTGAGACAAGAATCAATATAGACGGAAGATATGACAGGAACAGGGGCCTTATTAATAATACCTCTGTAAGTCCTAAGAATTTTAATCTGTTGAATTGGGCTTACACCCAGAATGACAATTTCTTTTCCTATAGACTGGTAGATTCCGATGAGTACTCTATAACAGAATATCCCAACTCTGTTATCTGGTCGAAGACAAAAATATTCGGAGAGGAAGTGGATTCTTGGGTTGATCTCCCTCTGACATCCGTACTTGACCTGGATGGAGATAAGGGTGGAATAGTAAGTATCCAAAAACTTAACAATGAGCTATATTGCATTCAACCGGATGGAATATGCAGAATCCTGTACAATTCCAGATCTCAGATGGTTACTGCAGAATCGGGTAATATGTCTATCCCTGTAGAGCTTGCTAATACTGGTAAGGTAGAAGGCAAAGCTTATATGACCACAGGTATAGGATGCTCTGATAGAGCTTCCATAATAACCACTCCTTCAGGAATTTACTTCCTTGATAAGAATAGAAATAGTCTGTTCATATGGGGACCTCAGGGAATCACGGATATTACTGATAAGTTCAGTTTCAGAACTTGGATAGACCAGATAGACTTTTCTAAAAACTGGGACCCTGTAGAGTATAAAGGCATGAAAGCTTTCTATGATGATACGAATGGGGATGTTTACTTCGTAACTGAGTCCCCTGATACGACTGTTTGTTACTCTGAGTTATTAGGACAGTTCTCTTCATTCTATGATTATGAGAAAACTCAACAGATGGTATCTGTGAATGGAGGTTTTTATGCTGTGAAGAATAATGCCGTGTGGGCACAAGGTGCTGGAGAATATAATTCATTTTTCGGTACTAAGAAACCTTACAGTGTGGAGGTAATCTGCAATATGGATGAACCTGTAGACAAAATCTTCAACACTATAGAATGGAGAGCCACTATAAAAGAGAATGGAGAAGATTCTCAAAGTACTTTCGATACTGTAGAAGTAAGTACTGACGGAGAGTATCAGAAAACAGGTAAAGTATCTATAGAGAATAAGACTGGAGTTCCTACAGGAGGAATGATATATTCAGATAAGACTACTCTTCGTAGAAAGTTCAGGATGTGGAGAATACCTATTCCAAGGGATAGTGTCAATAAGAGAGACAGAATAAGAGGCCCATGGGCTAAGATCAAACTGTCCAAACTCAAACCTGCCTCTGAGAAAATGGAACTTCACGATCTTATGGTACATTTCTTTGAATAGAATTATGGTGGGCAAACTTTTTTAGTATGTCCACCATAATTTATTTTATAACATGCTTTGAAATATCGGATATTTTACTTATATTTGCATAAAATTAATTACTTATGAGTAATAAGAGAATTAGAAAAAGGTCCGTCGGACAAGTGAACTTATATGGGCTCGGAGGAATTGCAGGAGCTGCCGGCGCACTGACTGAAATGTTAGGAGGAGGAGTACAATCCAAAGCTGGAAATATAATGAAAGGGGTAGGCAATGTAGTATCTGCTATCCCTGGTATAGGAACCATAGCAGGTCCGGCCATTTCTGCTGTAGGAGGCTTGGTAAACTCCATGTTCGGTAGTAAGATGAATGATAAATTCATCGCCGAAACAGAGAGTAATATAAAGGATATGGCAAACACATCCTTCGATGCTAATACAAATGAAGACCTGCTTAGCAGTTGGGATGATTTTGATTTTATGAATCATGTAAGCAGTAGTCAGGTAGGTAAGGATGGATGGTTCTCCAATAAAGCCAAAAAGAAGACCAGATCTCTAAACAAACAGATAGATGAAGCCAATGCCAGAGCTTCAGCAGCTTTTGATAACAGAGTGAATGGGTTGGGCACTCAGAATGACTTGGCAATAGCTGCTAACTTTGCCTCTCTGGGAGGTTCTCTATTTGGAAATGGAGGAGGCATACATATCAAGAAAGAGAATAGAGGAAAATTCACAGATTATTGTGGAGGTAAAGTAACTTCATCTTGTATTCAAAGAGGCCTTCACTCCTCCAATCCTACTACAAGGAAGAGAGCTAATTTTGCAAGAAATGCAAGGAGTTGGCATCATGCCTTTGGAGGAGAACTCGGAACTAATGGCACAGATTGGACAAATGGGATCACCATCTTCGGAACAGGGGGTAGTCATGAAGAAAATCCCAATCAGGGTATTCCCCAAGGTGTAGATCCAAATGGGATACCTAATCTGGTAGAAGAAGGGGAGGTAAAATTCGATGATTACATTTTCAGCAATAGAATGAAAGCTGATGAAGATGTTCTGGAAATGGTAGGATTACCTAAAAGAGATAAAGGAAAGAAATATTCAAAACTTGCCGAGAAAGCTGCAAAGGAATCAGAGGAGAGACCCAATGATCCCATCAGCAAACTTGGCTTAGAAGACAGTATGTTGAGACTACAGATTGCACAAGAGGCACAAAGAGCTAAAAGACAGAATAATAAGTTTGCTAAGGGAGGAAAACTATTAGCAGGGGGAGGCTTCAGGTTCAGACAAGATGTACCTGGTTCAAACCAGTTTGTAACCAATAATAGAGATGGTAGTGTAGGTGTGACCATAGGCAGTTATCCTATTGGAGCTCCTTCCTTTGGAAATTACAGAGTTATTCCTGTAGAAGCTCCTGTCACAAGAAGAGCTGCAGAAGCTGGAATTGCTGAATCTATTCTTGGTAATACTCCTTCAAACAGAGATATAGCCAACACTCTTATGGCTACCTATGGTGCAGAGGGTATTGGACAAGGAGGTCTTCCTATAGAAGATATTCCAGAGATAAGGTTAGAAGCTATCCAAAGTACTGCTTCTGATGAAGGGAGTGCCCTGCCTACTTATATGAGATATGCACCAGCTCTTGGTGGAGCTTTAGGCGCTTTGACAGCTACACTTACTCCAGTAGATGCTCCGGATTACAGAAATGCTGATTCAATTATAAGAAGCAGAAGGTCAGTAGGCTATACTCCATTGACTCAGAAGTTGACTTACAGACCTTTCGACAGAGAGTTCTATCAGAATAAACTCAATGCTCAAGCTGGAGCTACAAGAAGAGCTATTGCAAATGCTTCTAATGGTAACAGAGGTACTCTGATAGCTGGTCTTACAGCAGCTGACTATAATGCCCAGAATCAAATGGGTGATTTATTCAGACAGGCTGAAGAGTATAATCAAGCTCAAAGAGAAAGAGTTGCAGGCTTCAATAGACAGACAGATCAGGCCAATGCTCAAATGGGTATTCAGACTGGAATGTTCAATTCTCAGATGAGACAGCAAGCTGCTGCAGAAGCTGCAAGAATGAGAATGATTGAGAATCAAAGATATAGAGCTGATAGGGCTGCTAAGAGAGATGCTATTGCGGCCAACTTCACTAACTTCCTTGAATCACTCGGTGGTATTGGTGAAGAGAATTATTGGAGAAATGCAATAGATAGTCTGCGTAGAGCAGGTGTCTATCAAGCTGGTACAGACCTTCAAGGTAGAGTAAAGAGAAGTGGAGCTAAAGGTGGTAAACTAAAATTAAAACTATAGGATATGCCGAATGGATATATGGTAGTAAACAGCAGATTTAAGCCTTTCTCTTATGAGGAGATGCTTAGACCTATAGCTGCTTATACAGATGAATACAATGCCCAGGAAGCTGCCTATGGTGAATTAGCCAATCAAGCAGCTCAATGGGAAAGACTGAAGAATAGTCAGATTGACCAAGATACTTATCAGCAATACAGAAGCTATGCAGATGAACTGCAGAAAGCAGCTGATGCACTTGCTTCAGAGGGACTTAAGCCAGGAGGCAGAAAGGCTCTTCAAGAGGTGAGGAGAAGATACACTGAGAATATAGTTCCAATAGAACAAGCTTATCAGAGAAGAGCTGAGCTCTCTAAATTACAAAAGGAGATGAGAGCTAAAGACCCTACTACTCTGGTTGAGAGAGGAGCAGAGGAGATAGCTCTCAGTGAGCTTATAGCTAACCCTGAGCTGTCTCCTGCAACTTATTCAGGAGCTTATCTTGAAAATTCTGCAAGACAGGCAGCTTCTGCATTGTCCAAAGAGATGAGAGATGACCCAAGAAAGTGGAGAAGCATTCTGGGTGGTCAATATTATGAGACCAGAATGAGAACCGGATATACTGCAAAGGAAATTCAGGATGCAATCTCTGGTTCTGACACAGCTCCAAGAGAGCTTAGAATGGTGATAGACCAGGTTATGCAACCTATATCAGGTTGGGGTAATGAGGAAGCTATCAATAATGCAAGAAACTATACAGCAAGAGGTCTGTGGAATGCTATCGGAGAAGAGAAATATCAGATGGCTGAGAACTGGATGGGTAAACTGAGAGCTTCTCAGAAAGCTCAGAAAGCTCAGGAAGCTCCAGTAGACAATCTATTCCCGGGAGGTAGCTTCAGAATGGCAAGTCCGAGTGAAACTATAGGTGCTACAAAGGATGTCCAGAATAGAATATCAGATATTCTCAAGAAAGGCAAACTAAGATATAACAATGGATGGGTTCAATCTGTAGGTGGTGCTCCTTACACTAAAGAAAATTCAGCTACTTTATTCGATGCAGAGGGAAGACTTAGAAGCAGAGAGGCTGTAATGAGAGAGGGTTCTACTCCAGAGGAAAAGGCATCTATCTCCAATGCTTATGACAGTCTGATGGAAGACCTTGGATATTTCGGATTTACTGATGGTACAGGTCTTACAGTAGGAGAGATTAATCAAGCTATGCAGAATAGGTCTTATGAAGATTCTCCCACAGCTCTTAATTTCGAAAGAATCCCTATTGACCCACAGGATGCTCAGGCTGTAGTAGGAAGCCTTCTTTCAGAGGCTGTAAGTGCAGATGGTAAGACACTGCAAGGCGTAAAGAAGATAGAATCATGGGACAGAAATGGTGTTCCTAAGTTCAGTTCTTCTCCTGTAAAGAAGGGCGATGTTCTCAATGAGGATAAGAATGGTAAGATTACTGTGAAAGGTTCTCCTGTAATCGGTGCATCTTATAATCCTAATTTACAGGGTCAGGTAATTACCATAGATGGTTCTACATATCTTATAGAGCCGGAAACCTTTAGAGGAAGAGTAGGCTCCAATGATTTGGCAGCTGCTCAGGCTGAGCTTATAGCAGCAGAGGAGGAGTTCAGAAGAGAGAATACAATGCAGGCTTATAGAGCCCTTGAAGTAGCAAGGTCTAACTATAGGAGAATACATACTCTTCCATACACAGTTTCTGCAGCTGGTGTTAACATCAAGCCTATAAGAGACAATTTATTCACTAAGTAATATGGCAGTAGAAGATATAACAGCTACAGGTGGTCATGATTTAAAGGGTATAAGAAACCCTGACCTATATCAGCCATCACCTACAGAGATAAAAGTAAGGCAAAGAGCCCAAGACCTAAGTATGGGTAGAGTGGGCTATGAAGATACAGGGGCTCCGGGTTGGAGCACCCCTGTACCTATGCCTGAATTGGGAGATTTTGGAGCTTCAAGATATGACTCTGACCTTTTAGTCAATCCACAAGACCAGTGGGATGTAGCTAATCTTAGAGCAGCTAATCAGCCAGCTTTGGCTAAATGGGCAGCTGCTGTACCACAGGCTGTAACTACAGCTGGTACTACCTTTATGCAAGGTACTCTTGGCCTTCTTTATGGTGCTGGAGCAGCTATAGGTCAGGGAGAATTCAATAAGCTGTGGAACAATGATTTCACAGCAGCCATGGATTCTGTCAATAAGGCAGTTCAGGAGATAGCACCTATCTATCAATCTCAAGATGAGCAAGAGAATCCTCTAAGAAATCTGTTTCATGCAGGTCCTTTAGCACAGAACCTTGGTCAGCTTGTAGGTTTTATTGCAGGTGCTGCCTATTCAGGCTCTGCCTATATGAAAGCATTCGAATTTCTTGGAAGAGGAATAGATGCTCTCAGAGTAGGCAAAGGAGCTTTCAAGGCTGTAAGCAGTCTTGCAACTTCTTCGAAGAATAATATGGCTACCCAGGCAGCTGCTTCTATCTTAGGGGCTAATGGTGAGGCCACTATCGAGGCTTATGGTAATATTCAGGACTGGGCTAATCTTAAGAAAATGCAGTTAGAGGATGTATATAGAGCTAATCGAGATGATATTCTTGCAGAAGCAAGTACTCAGGCTGCAAAGGAAATTAATCCATATGATTATGAAACCAGTACAGATTACTTTACAGCTCTTGAATTGAGAGCTTCCCAGATAGCTGATGAAAGCTATAAGCAAAGACTTGCTGAAATAGAGGATGCTTCAGTCAGAATGGGTAATGTAATCTGGGCAGAGAATATGGCTCTTCTCGGATTCACACACTATAAGACTCTGGGTAGAATCTACTCAGGTGGTTATAGAGCCAACAAGACTCTTTCCAATTTTGTAAGAAAGGCTACCAATGAAGCAGGGGAAACTGTTCTTGAAGCAGCTCCAAGAGGTACCTTCAGAAATATTGCAGAGTCCTTAGGGAAAGCAGCTTATGAAGGTGTTGAGGAGATGTCGCAATCTTCTTTCTCAAAAGGTGCCGGTTATTGGACGGAGAAAGATATTTATGAGCCTTTAAGAGAAAAGAGAAATAGACAAGGTGAAGCTGAGACCTTCAATCTTATAACAGGTCTTGCAGAGGGTCTTAAGGACCAGCTGGGAGATGCCAATAATTGGGTTGAGTTTATTATGGGTATGGGAGCTGCCATGCTGCCTATTCCTATGCCGCATAGAAAGTCCAATGGAAAGATAGGAATCTTCAAAACTCCTGAAATGATTAATACATTCAGAGAGAACAAAGAGATGAATACCTTGGCTGCTGAGACTGTGGATAGAATCAATGCTATGAGAAGCACTCCTCAGTATCAGACTCTTATGGATGCCCTCATAGTAGATGCTGTAAAGGAGAATAAAAAGAAAGGTAGCATGGGAGACCAGTTTGCCTATAAGTCCGAGGATTTCGGACAGTTGGTTAATCTGGTTACTTCTCTTGAGCAGATAGACAGAGTAGACCTGTTTACTGATGAGGTAGATAAGGTTCTTGAAATGGAGGAAAATGATGAGAATGGCCAAGCTATTCTCGAAGGTCTTTCAAAGGATGGAGAGGTACCTGACTACCTGAGAAACAAGAGTACTATTGAGATAGTAAGGGAATACAAGGATAAGGCAAGACAGGTCAGAGAGGACATTGGCAGAATAGTCACCAACTCTGAAAATATCAGAGCTACTTATGGAGACCAACTGAGCAATGATGCTCTTAATTCTCTTGTAACTCTGAAGAGTCAACTGGATAACTGGAATAAAAGATACAAGGAAGTTGGTAAGCAAATTCCTGATTATCTGAAGACTGCAGAGGTAGACCCACAAGACCACAACTTAAATGTATTGCTTAACTCAGTCAATCAGGCTCAGCCTGCTCTTAACTTCAGAGAAGAGAATCTTGAGGACTTATATAAGAGAGTCAGAAGCTTCGTAAGAGAGAAATCCAAGGGACATTATCTTGAGGATGCAAGTGCAAAGAGAGTTACTGATGACCTTATGGATATGTACAGAATGGGTATGTCCATGAGAAATGGCACAGTAGCTTTCAATGCTATTACCTTCAATCCCGAATCCTTTAATCAGAAGGTTGAAAAAGAGGCCAAGAAAGAAGAGAAAAAGAGAAAGAAAGAGAATGTGGGTGACCTTAAGTCGAGGTTTGAGAATGTCAATACATTGAAGGACCTGAGAAATCTCGAAGCCTCTACTACTCCTGAAGACTATGCCTCTCTTATCAAGAGCCTTGAAGATAGCAAAGACCCCAAGTATATAGAGCTCAATAAGAAGAAAGCACTGCTATCCAATGTAGTGAATGCTATAGATGGTCTTGAGATACCGGAAGATATCAAAAGCATCATCAGTGAGGTAGCTGAGAATGTTATAGACAATAACCCTGCTACTCTTCTTGCAACTCCTTCAGGAGCCATAAGAATGAATACAGCTATAAAGAATGAACTTTCGAGAGTTATCTCTCCAGATGAATTCAATCTTACTCCGGAACAGTTGGCACAACTTCCTCAACTTATAGAAGATACTATCACCAATACTCTCACTAAAACTGGTGAGACCAATGCAAAGGTACCTGATGTAGCTCCTGCATCTGAGTCTCCCTTTGAAGGTGACATAATCTTCGATGATGGTTCTGTCTATACAGAAGCAGAGGAATCTGACAGTGCTATGGAAGAGGATATGAAGGAGGCAGAAAATATTGTTTCTACTGCAAAGGCAGACTCTCCTAACCCAACAGAAGCTCCAGCTACAGAGAGACCAGCCATTAATCCAGATACACCAAGTCCTGATGTAGACACTTCCGTAGAGTCTTATGGTGAGACCTCAGGTACAGTTACAGAGGTCAACTATCATGCTCTTAAATATACAGGAGAGCTTATAACTCCTGCAGATAGAGAGTCTTGGAATGCTTATGCAAGACAGCAAGGCATGATGGAAGTGAATGAGAACTTCACCAGAATATACGATTATCTGACACAAAAGGGAGCTTACAGCTATCTCAATAGAGGAGAGCTGAAAAGCGGTGATACGGTAATTGCATATATAGACCATACCTTCGGAGACACTATCTTCTTTGGAAAACCTCTAAAGGATATAGGTGAGCTTCAGTCCTTAGATGACATTCAGGTGCTTATGGCAGCTCCTGGTTCCTATAAGCTGGATACCAAGGTAATGAAATCCAAAGATGGACAGGTTACTATAGGCACTAAAGCTCATTCTGTGAGTCAGATATTCAATGGTAAGTTCAGATTCGGAGAAGAAAGAGCTCTTGATTCTTCAGTAATCAATGCTCTATTCCCAGAGGGAGTAAGGCCGGATTGGACTATAGGAGTTATATCTAACAATGGTCAGATATATTCCAATAAGCCTCTGTCAGAAGATATGATAGCTCATGATTTACCATTCTCTGCAAATCAGGATGGTAGAGTATATCTGTTTGTAAAGGGTCCTAATGGGCAGTATATGCCTCTTTCACTGAGGGTTCTTCCATTCAATGGAATGTTGACTGGTGAACTTGGTGATAAGATTAGAGATGCTATACAGCTTATGTCACTTGCAGCTGATGAAAGTCCTGGAAATGGCAATCACCCCCAGCTGAACAGTGGCCTCGAAGCTCTTTCCAAGTGGGTATATACGGGTAACCTTGTAGGAGTTATCACTGAATTCAGAGCAGGTCCTGGTATTCTCACAAAGCATCTTGCATTCCTTAAAAAGGACAAGGCTGGTAAAGTAATCCAGAAGGAATATGTACAGCTGGAAAAGCCTACTTTAGGGGATAGGACAAGGACTCAGGAAGAGCTGATGGAAGATATTCTCAATGCCCTTATGAGACTGGGAATGCACTATCAGGTAGATAAGAACAGACTTAAGACTGACAAGTCTTATGTTGATACTCTCATGAAATGGGGGCTTATATCTACCAACGTAATTCCAAGCCCTGTAATGGACACTAACTTCTTCCTTGTGGACAGAGTTTATGAATCCGGTAGAACTGTAGCTACACCAGCTCCAGCACCTGCTAATCCATCTACTGTCACAGAGGTGCCTGTATCTACTCCCCAGCCTGCAAGACCAGCTCCTAAGGCAGTTCTTGGCTCTAAGCCATTCAGTGTGGAGCTGTTCAGTGATGCTTTAGCTTCTATGCCTGATAATATCAAGGATTTACTTGGTAGCCTTAATGGTAAAAGCATGAAAGTTGAAAGACAGATGCTATTGGCCTTGGCTCTTACAGCTGACCCTTCTAAGTTTGAGCAGTTAGGTGGTATTGAAGCTCTGATTACTTCAATTATAGCAACCAAAAAGGATAAGTTCGATAAGCTGTATGAAGACCTTACCAAGAAATTGGGCCTTAATAAGAAGGCTATTCTTCCTGCAAAGATTCCTATCTATAGCAGAATAAGAGAGGCTCTTATGGGAGACCCACTACTTGATTCTCTTTATCAGGCTGACAAAGCAGCTACAAATAGAAATAAGGATAAGAGTACAGCAGGTGTAAATAAATTCCAAAAAGATTTGCAAAATACAAATAATTTACTTATCTTTGCAGAGCTCACTGAAACTCAAAGGGAGAATATGGCTCAGGTGGGAATTACTGAAGAGGAATTCAACAACTGGAGTAAAGAGGAGCAACAGAAAGCAATAGAATGTTATTCATAAGAATATGGCAAAGAAATGTGTAAATCTTAATGCACCAGAGATTAGGGAGTTACATCAGCAACTAAATGCTGATGTAACTTCTTCGTCTATATCACCACAGCTGATAGGTGTGAATGTATCACTGTGGCAGGAGCAGAATAATACAGATGACTTTCCTACACTACCTGAACTTAAGGAGTTCATGAAGGTAAAGGAATCTGAGAAGATTCAAAGAGCTGTGGTAACTACAGCCTTTTCTCCAATAGAGAGAAAACAGAGAGTAAGGTATCTTGCCAATAGATTCTCCGAGGTAGTCACTGCTCTATGGAATAGAGACAGAGAGGCTATAAGAGAAGAGCTAAAGAGACCCGGAGATGCTTACAGAAGAGAGCAATTACTTCATAGTCTGAATGTTATGGACAGGGCTCAGTTTATTACCCAGCAATATGGGGTAAAGCAAATCTGGGACCTTGTAAAATATAACTTCCTTGACCAGGCTATTCTTGACCCTGAGGTGGATGCTGCTACTAAGGAGAAGAAAGCCAGAATGTTAGAGCACTTTACAGAACTTGTAAAGGAAACTGCTCCTATTCTTAAGGCTACGGAAGGTATCAATATGTATGTAGACTCCGGAGTAGTCAAAGTATCTGACTCTTATCAGGAGAACATGGATGAAATAGACCAAAAGAATGACCAATTAGAGCAAGAGGAGCACTCTTCAAAGGAAGATTGGGATTTCAGAAGTGAGAAGACTTCAGGTCTTGATACCCTTTCACTGAAGGTAAGGTCACTTCTTTCTGCTATTCCAAGAGTTGATATCAATGGTCAGGAAGAGGTGGATGACTTAGGAACTCCTATCTATCTGGATATGGACATAGCTCATGGAACTCTTACTGAACTGCTTCAAGGAATGCAATCCGTAGAGGATATGATTCCTATTCTTGAGTTTCATGTAAAGGAATTTCCTTGGCTTGCCAATGTAATAGATTCACTGAGAAGAAGTACTGTATTGAGAAATCTGTTCTATGGTGATTTTAACAAGACTTTTATTCAGTATAATTACATCGACCCTCAGTCCAATATATCCAAATCCCTTAATCAGAATATCAAGCTTAAGCCTATCATAGATAAGTACAATGAGAACATTAATACCGGAGTATTGCTATCTAAGGATAGTATTTATACGAAGGATAATGCAATTAATGCTTCCAATGTAACCTCTCTGAAAGAAAAGGCTATAGCTGCTCAGACTGAATATAAGAAAGCCAACTCAAGAGCTCAAGGTCTTACACCTTCTCTAAAGAAAACTATAGGCAATCTTCTTCATTCTATAGGTGTCAGCTACTCTCCTGATGCTCTGGAAAGAATACTCACTTCACCGAGAATCAGTAATACCAAGTCTGTTGCAGACCCTGTGAATATCATTTTCAACAATGCTATTCAGATTCTCTCAGGCCTTGACTCAAATCCTGTGAAGTTCAGTACGGAACTTATATCTACCTATAAGGGTAAATATAATGCGATAGCCCGTCTATTCTTCTTGGAGCAGGGAGCAAGAGAAGCCAGCTTCAGACAAGGTGGTGATTCTTATTATTCCTACATGCTTCCTAACTATCTTTCCAAGCTGGTAAGTGGAATAAAGGGAACCAATTTCATGAACATTCTTCAAGAAAAGTTCAAAAGATTCTCTTTCTTCTATGACAAGACTGCTGGAAGATGGATGAATGGGTTACTTGAGAGATTGGAGTCGGATTCTGAGGCAAGGGAGAGATTCGGAGCTCACACATTACTTTCCAATAAGGATGGTAAGTCCTATATGGAATGGGGATTTCTTGATACCATCATAGTCAGAATGACTGAATTCGGTGCTTTCACCAATGAGAAAAGCAATTATGCAGGGTTCATGGTTCCTGTGATGTCCGATGCTCCCAAGTGTTACTTTATGACACTTCCCAAGATTGAAGAAACTACTGCTGCTTCTGTAAGGGAGCAGGCTCTTGATTCCCTTACTGATGTGGTAATGCAGGAGTATGTGAGAATCAATCTTGTAAGACAGAGAGAGCAAAGAATGGCTGCAGGAGAAAATATAACTCCTATAACTAACTTTGACTCAAGGGCCTCCAAGGATAAGACAGGTGGAGCTCAATTCAAGATAATCCCAGCTCTGAATAGTTACAGAGTACCTCTTTCATCTACAGAGTCAGTTCCATTCCTTGACAGAATGGATGACCTTATGAGACGTAAGTCTCTTGGTGAAGATGTAAGTCAGATGATTCTCGATGAAACCAGGGATGCTCTGTCAGCTATCCTTAACAATGATTTCAAGGCATTCCTCACCAAGCTGAAAAATGAAGGTGCTTTTACTGCTGATGATGAGGGAAGACTTCCTTTCCCAGGAGTTAAGTTCGATATGACTGGTATTCCAGCTCTTAAGAAAGCTCTGGAAGGTGTGAGAAATGACCTTGTAAGAAATAGGCCTGAGATGTGGAATGACAGCTTCGAGGCTTTCTATAGAAACCTTGAGAATCTGTCATTCGACAGAATAGCTGAAGGAGTGGCTACTATAAAGAATCATCTAAATGCCAACAAGCTTCCGATGGTTGCCAAGAGGATAGTCTACAATAATGTACTTATCAATAAGATTGAGGACTTCTTCTATAATGATTTGGTAGCCTCAGGTCATATCTATGAGCTGCTTACTACAGACCTTGCCTTCTATCCTAACCTTACTGACCTTTCGAAGAGATTCAAACAGGTTCAGGGTTCTACACAGAAGCTGGCATGGGAACCTGGGACAAAGCAGAGAGTGGTAATTATGAAAGACTCTGATGTACCAGCAGGTGGTCTTGAACAAATCAAGGGTATCTATGATGCGGCTGTCAGAAGAGGAGAACTTACTGCTCAAAGAAGAGACCAGTTGCTTGGAAAGCTCTCAGAGATTACAGAAACTGATGGTCAGGCTATTACTACTCTTCCTTACTATAAGAAGCTTATGCAGGCAGGAGGTAACTGGAATGCAGAGCTTGAGAGAGTATATCAAAAGATGATGTCTCCGAGAGAGCAGAGATGGACTATGGATGACTATAGTGTTCTATTCCAGATTATCAAGCCTTTCGTATATACTCAAAGGGGGTTCCAGGATGCTCAGAGTGACGAGGTAATGCCAGTTCCTTTCCAGAATAAGAACTCTATCTTTGTACTTACTCCTCAGCATGCAAAGGGTAAACCTGAGCTTGAAGCTATGCTTCAGTATATGCAGGAACATAATGTAGATGTAGTTCAGTTTGAATCAGCTGTAAAGGTAGGTAACCAGGGTAATCTTGAGTTAAAGGGGAATACCAAAGAAGAGATACTTGCCAATCTGAATAGCCAAACCAATGGAAGGGATAGTCAGGTTATCTTTGAGATTGACCCCAATGACTTTGGAGTTCAGGTTAGTACAGTTCCTCACTTTGTAGACTCAGAGGCTCTTGTAGGCTCTCAGCTTAGAAAGATTGAGATGAAGGATATTCCTGATGATGCCACTTTCCCTGTAAAAGGTGAGGTTCTTTCCAAGCAGGAGCTAAGCAAGGCTATCAATGATATTCAGCTGGCTAATCAGGAAGAGGGTCTTGAGGGTGTAAGAGAGGTGTTCAGCTCAGATGAAAGACTGAGTGATGAAGTAACCTCAGAGCTTATGAAAGATGGTAGATTCGGTCCTGATGCAATCAGAGCTGTATCATTGGCTTCTGATGGTAAACCGGTTCTTCCATTCTTTGCTCCTTCGAGAGCTGCCAAGATAGTTGCAAAACTTATCTCTATCATAAAGACCAGAGTATCCAAGCAGAAGATGGCCGGAGGTGCATATATTCAGGCTACTTCTCTGGGTATCAAGAGTATACAAGGTAAGGAATCTTACAATGGAGAGACTCTGGAAGTTAAGTTCTCACCTGATGGAAAGAAATTAGAGTATATAGAGTGTCTTGTTCCAGCATGGAGTAAGGAACTCTTTGGTCCTCTGATGGACCCAAAGACTGGCCTTCTTGATATCAATAAGAAGGACTCAGCAGGCAATCTGATACTGCCAGAAGAGGCAAGAAGAATGGTAGCCTATAGAATTCCTACAGAGAATGGATATTCCATCCTTCCTTTAAGAATCAAAGGCTTCCTTCCACAACAGGGTGGTGGTGCTATTATCACTAATCCTCTGGTCTTCACTCTTACAGGTTCTGACCTTGACGTAGATAAACTCTATTTCTTAAGACCTTCTGTTCAGAAAAAGCAGAGAGTATCTTCTGAAATGGTTGCAGCTCTTATAGATGAGTTCAGTCCCTACGATGAGGTTACTACAGATACTTTCAGAAAGGTAAGGGCTTTCGCAGAAAGAGCCCTTGAGGATAAGCCAGTAGAGCTGAATGATATAGAATCCAAGATGTATGACTACATTCAGAATCACATGGACTTGCTGGAAGTGGGATTCGATGTAATACCTTATGGTAATATCAAGGATGCAGCCAAGGTTAAAGATAAAAGAGCAAGAGACAATGCACTTTTCGATGCTTATTGGTCTATAATGACCAGTGAATCTTATGCTCAGATTGCTACAAGACCTGGTAACTTCGACTCATTGAAGCATGCAGCTCGTATAGCTACTATTCTTAATAATCCCGATGCAAAGGTTCCAGGTTCAATAGATGCTCTTACAAAGATGTCTATTAAAGAACTTGAAGCTCTGATTGACAATACTCTTGCCAATCCTCTTTCACCGGCTCATATAGTGGATGTTCAGGTAAGAAACACTGTAGGTAAGAACCTGATTGCAATCATTGCAAACCATAATGCTCACTATGCAGCTACTCAGGGAATGAATCTGAAGGTAGGCTCTAAGTATCAGTTCAGTATAGATGACTCTATTCTCGATGATGTAAGTAAGTCATCTGTAGGAACCATGAAACTGTCACTGGCTCTTTGTGAGTATCTTGCAGCTATTGTGGATAATGCTAAGGACCCTGTTCTTGGTGATATGGGAATTACCCCTGTAACTATCAATGCTGCTATGGCTATGGTTAGGTCTGGCTTCAGTCCAGTGCAGATAGCTCTGTTCCTGAATCAACCTTCTATCAAGAGAGCTCTTGCTGCCTATAACAAAGACACCTCTTCTTATAAGGACATCACTGATTTCGTAGATAAGCAGATAGGTGAATATACCAATGCAAGAAATGCCTTTGCATTTGCAGCTGGTGAGAAGTGGTATCCTAATTATGAGTTCAAGTCTTCTACTCTGTTCCAGAATATAAAGACAAGTAGAGAGAGTCAGGGAATGGATGCTGAGCTTATGAAAGCCAAGAAAGGAGATGCAAGCTATGCACAGTATCTGGAATCACAGCTATCAGCCCTTTTTGCATTCAAGAAATCATTGGCAGTGGGTGATTATCTGAATAAGATGATTACCAACTCTAAGTTCGACACTACCAATGGTTCTCCTTCTAAGTCTTTCTCTCATGTGATTAAGAACATGTTGAAGCTGAAGAACTTCTATAATGCTCATACTCATGCAGAGAACCCCATTATCTCCGGTGAGCTTCTGGTGAAGCCTACTGTAGGTAAGGGAGAGGCTACTAAGAAGGCTATCAGAGAAGCACATCTTCCTTTCATTCAAGGGTTCTATTCCAATACTTATGGTGTAATGCCTGAGATATATGGTAAATATTTCCCATTCCTGAAAGACTATATGCTGAATGCTCTGGATGACCTTTCAAGAAATAGCAAGAGAGGAGAACTGAGTGAAAAGGAGATAGATGAATATCTTGAAGATTATCTAACCTACAAGGTATCCAGACTTCCTTCACTTGGAACTGAGGTATTGCCTGATGGAACTGTAATGACAGCTGAAGAAAAAAGAAGATACTTTATCAACTCATTCCCTAAGAGATTTGTTGATTTAAGAGCTTCTATTCCTGAGTTGGCTCAGAATGATTTCATGCAAAGAATCAAGGCTTACAGAGCCAAGAGTAAAGATGCTTCTGGCAAACCTTTCCTTTCTCCTACACTTCTCTTCGAGAATAGTGGCGGATTGAATGCTCTTGACAGGGAAAGATATACCAATGCCTGGAGAGACATGCTCTATAGTGACAATGCTGATGTAAGACAACTTGCAGTGGATATGTTCAAGTATGCCTACTATAAGAATGGTCTTGGCTTCGGCCCTACTTCATGGATGCACCTTGTGCCTATTGAAGTGGAATTCAGTATTGACGGATATAGAGATGAACTAATAAGAATTCAGGAAGAGGATGGTGAGGATATGGAAGGTTTTACAGAGCAATTCATACTGAACCATACTGACAACAGGAATATTATCTCCTATGCTCCTGAGCAATCTGCAAAGGATATTCTCGGAAGTATTGAGAATGGTACTTTCACAATAGATATTCAGGATGCCGTCAGAGACCCAGAAGGAAATCAGAAATGGCTTGTATCTGATGTAATAGGAGATGTGATTATCTTCAAGAAGATAGTGGGTGTAATGTCGGGAAGTACCCCTAAGATATTCCGTCTAATCAGTGAAACTGAGGACACAGTTTCTTATGCAGAGGTATCTAAACTCGGTGTGAGAAATGCTTATAAGGAATACTCTTATGGTGCAGATATAACTAACATGAAGTCTCAGGTCGGAGAATACACAGAAGGTGACAATGTACTCAACACTGGTATAATGCCAGGTCCTGCTGAATCACAGGAGGAAAGGTTCGATATAGCCGGAGCTGTAGCTGAAGCTAATATAATGAATCAGACAGAGGCAATAGCACCTGATATGCCAATGCCAGACCTTGCAGACTTAAGCAAAGCACCTCAGAATCTTGAGGATTATGCACAGGAAGATGATTGTCCATTTTAATAATTAATATATGGCTTGTATAAAGGAAATAACAAAGGATAGTGGGCTCTATAAGAGCCTGCTATCTTTCCTTCCGGAAGATACTGTGGAATCCCTGATTAGGTCAGTGAACTCCACTGCTTTTGAAGAAAGATTCGGAAAGTTCATAGAGACAAGAAAGGGAGAACCCACTGTAACCTCTATACTAAATATTTCAAAGGAGGCTCGTGAAAAGGCTGATTTGAATAAGCTTGTTCCTATACTTGAAAGAGAGTGGGGACTCGTGGATGACTCAGGTAAAGTATCATTTCAAAGTACTGACAAGCTCAATACGATGAAGAATCTTATAGATTCTGCACCCATTGGCAGATTAGTTTCTTTGGAAGTATCTGAGACCAATCCTGATGATACTGGAGTAGTATTCAACCAAGGCTCCTTTGTGCAGAGAGAAGGCACCTCTACCGAAGCACCTACACTGCTCAGTTCTTTAAGAGCTTTGTTAGAGGGAGCTGGTATCCCTAAAATAGCTATTTCCAGCCTCATAAATCGCTTCAATATGGAAGGTAGTACAGATGACCCACTTGCTATAGCAGAGGGCTTAAAACTCTTCCTACAGGGCAAAGGAGACATTACTGACAGATATGTGGACTTTGTAATCTTAGCTCTTGAGGGAACCCCTGGTATTACCAGATTGACTGACTATATTACTGAAAAGGGATTGGCCCAGAGAATACTTGGTGAAAGCTTTGCTAACTACCAGCAATTATACAGAAGTGATGAAAGTAAAATAGCCAGAAGGGCTGCTTCTTTCCTATTGAAGAATCTTATGGAAGGAAAAGACTACTCTAACTCTTCTATAGGAGTCTATGAGCTCAATGCACTGAACAGACTTACCTCTCTGACCAAGAATAACTGGGAATCCATGAAGAGAAACATCTCTATGGAGCAGCTTAACACAGCTATTAATACTGCAAGAGGTGTAAGTAATGAGGCTCAGGAGACTATGGATGCTCCTACTGAAACTACTGTCGAGGCTCCCAAAGTAGCCAAAACAAGAATTGAGATTATAGCTGATAGAGAGCTGGCTTCCCTTAAGAAGGCTTATAAAACTGAGGCTATCAGGCTTAGACAATTCGGTCAGAATAATAAAGAGTTCTCTACTGCCCAGAAGAAATTCCTCAATAACTTGGCCAATAGAATGAAGAGAGGTCAGTATAAAGCTGGTATTTATGAGTTCATAAAGAGAGCTGACCAGGACTCTTCTGCTCTTGAAAAGAGAATTGCTACACTTGAATCGAAGGAATTGAAAGAAAGAATGACTCAGTTGAGAAATATTGACTCATATCTTTCATCCTATGTTCCTACTATCAATGATATCATTAACTCTACAGATGCTAACTCTTCAGAGTTTCAGGAGGTATATTCACCTCAGGTAATGGCTCTTCTGAAGGAGACCAGAGCAAGACTTGAAGGAGTTACAAGAAAGTATAATGCACTGAGTGTCAATACTTTCCTTGAGTTCTTAAAAGCTGAATTCGGTCAAGATTTCATTGAGATTAAGACTGGTGCAAGGAAAGGAAAGTATTACTTTTCAGACCTTATAGACAATATGGGTCCTGATGTAGGATGGGCTGACTTATGGCTGAATGCCATGGCCTCTTCTCCTGACCTTATTGGAAAGGTGCTTGACCAGGCATTCCAAAGAACTGAATATGAGGTGTATGATGAGGTAGTTAATACACTGAGGTCTGACCTACAGTCTAAAGCAGAAGCTCTGTTTGAATCCCAAGGCAATAGAGATACATCATGGATGTATGAAAAGGATGAGAATGGAGTTCCCACTGGGTGTTATATAAGGAATATAGACTATGCCAAATTCGACAGAGAGGCTTACAGAAAGGTTGAAGAACTTGAGAAGAAATACCAAGACCCTGCTGATGTAAAGAAGGCCCTGGAGGCATGGAGAAAGGAGAATACAGACTTGATTAATGGTGTGGAAACTCCTAAAGCTTCACTTTATTCCAACACTACCTACAATAAGCTGACCAAAGAGCAGAGAGCTTTCTATGATGCTTTTATGGAATTGAAAGGTAAGATGGATGAGATGGTGGGAGTAAATGACAGACATAAGGCTATTCAAGTAAGAAAGGATTTCATTGAAAGACTTACTACTGGTAAGCTTAAAGATGCTCCCAAAGAGATTAAGCAGTCTGCAAAGGATGCTCTTTTCAGAAGAGTGGATGATGTGGGGTATGCTTATAAGGATGTACCTGTAGATTTCGAGAATAATCCTATCTATTCACTGCCTATATACTATGTAAAGAGTCTTGAGAATGCCTCTGATTTATCTACAGATGCCTATGCCTCCATGTTTGCATATGCTTCGATGGCTGTAAGATATAAGAGAATGTCAGACTTGGTGGATACTCTGGAGGTAGGTAGGTCTGTTCTTTCAAGAAGAACTGCCTATGAAACCTCAGGTGGTAAGATTCTGAGGTCGAGACTTCAAGGTCTGAAAGATGAGAGTTTCTTCGACCCTGTACTTAAAACTGGTGAAGGTCAGAATGCCTATAGAAGATTCGAGGCTTGGATGAGAGACCAGGTATATCAGAGAGGTGCTGTAGATGCCGGTACTACTATGGGAGTAGACAACCAAAAGGCTACCAATACCCTTCTTAGCTTGGCTACTATAAAGAGCCTTGGTCTGAATATTATGGTAGGTATGGCCTCTATCACTTCAGGTCTTGCATTCACAAGAACTGAGTCTATAGCAGGTGAATTCTTCAATATGAAAGACATGGCCAAAGCAGATGCTACCTATTTCAAGGAGCTTATGCCTCACCTTGCAGAGCTTACATCAGCCTTTAAGTCAAATAAGCTATCCCTGTTCCTTGAGAAATTCGATATATCCCAGGAAGGGCTGAGAGGTCTCAGAGGTAAAGAGATTGAGAGGTCTTCGATAGCAAGACTATTCGGAATGAAGACTCTCATGTTTTTCTTAGGAGCTGGTGACCACTATCTGAGAGCCAGAGTAGCTATAGCAATGGCTAATAATACCAAGCTGAAAGATGCTAAAGGTAATGATATTTCTCTGTGGGACGCTCTTGAAACAAAGCCTATTGACCCCAATAAGCCTAATGCTGGTGCTCAACTGGTACTGAAAGAAGGAGTTACAAAAGCTGATGGTTCAGAGTTCACTACAAAGGATTATTTCAGCCTGAGCAGAAGATATGGTAGACTGATTCAAAGAGTAGTAGGTAATGCCAATGAAGGGGACAGGGCTATGGCTAAGCAGTATATACTGGGTAAGCTGGGTATGCAGTTTAGAAACTTCATGGTTCCCAACTGGAATGCAAGATTCCAAAAATCTACTTATGATGTAGGTCTTGGTGCTGAAACTGAAGGATATTACAGAACTGCTGGCAGAATAGTGCTGAATGCTCTGAAAGAGCTGAGAGAGGGTAGAGCTCTGTCCAATATGAATCTCACAGATTTGGAAAGAGCCAATCTGAAAAGAGCTGCTGCTGACTTTGGACAATTTGCATTAGTGGTACTTGCATTCAATCTGTTAGCTCATGGATGGAAAGATGATGAAAATCCTTGGCATAAGAGAATGATTCTATATCAGCTCAGAAGAATGCAGACTGAGTTAGGTGCTATGCTTACACCTAAGGAGGCCCTTAATATTTTGAGGTCTCCTATTGCAGCTACTTCTATCATAGAAAGTACCTACAATGTGGCTACCTCAATACTATGGCCACCTGATTGGTTCAATGAAGTAGAGTCAGGAAGATTCGAAGGTAAGACCAAGTTGGGAAGAAGTATTGCAATGAGCCCTATATCACCATTCCAGACATTCTACAATACAATGAATCCTGAGATGCTGATGAGGTCCCTGGAAAATTAGGTGTAGACCGTTAAAAAAAACTTGGGTAGTAATAACCCAAGCCTGTAGAAAGAAAGAGAGACAGTGTAAACTGCCTCTCTTTTTTTGTAGATTACTCAGCGACTACATACTTCACTCCCTTGTAAATCAACCACTTGATAGTGTTGATATTTACAGGACGGAGAGAATCAATGCTCATGTCCATGCACTGATACTTACCATCTCTGGAGGTGAATTGAACCTTGTAGCCTCTGAGGATTCTATCCTCTCCTTCATTCACAGGAAGAATAGGATTCTTGACCAAATCCTCAAAGTGCTTGGCAGCTACCTGAGAAATGCTCTTCTTAGAAGCTTTGGCTTTCTCAACAGCTTCTACAAAAGCTGTAATTCGGTCATTAATCTCCTTATTAAGAGCCTGTTTGGTTTTGGGAGTGTCCTGCTTCTTGAAGCATACAGTGAATACCTCAGGGCCTGAGATAGCTTCAAAGATGCTCCTGATACCCAGTGTACCATCTCTTTTGTCCTCTTTGGTTACCTTCTTCTCTTCAAGAGCCTCATCAGCTGATGCCATGAGTTCCTTGATATAGGACATACTGACAGTTACATTAGTATTACTCTCAGTATGACGCAGTTCTGCAGTTCCATCCTTACGCAATTTCAGGACTCTGTAATGAGACTGCTCAGAGAGAAAGTCCCCTTCTTTAATGTTTTTAATCATATCATCATTTCTTTTAAAGGAATAGCCAGCTCTCTCATCTGAGGATGAGCATTCTGTGCAGTTCTCAATTCAAAGAAGTGTTTCCAATCACTTATAAAACCAGTCATAACTAACTCTGTCTTTAAGGAGTTAGGAAGAATAGCTCTTGCCTGTTGAGGTGTCCAAGGATTATTTCTAAATCCAGTCTTATACCTTTTATCAGGAATCTTGTCATCCCACTTTTTCAATAAATCAAAGTAACTTGCTTCAGCAGCTTCCAAGGCTGTCAGGAAACAATTGCCATAGGTATTCCCATTATAGTTATAACTATCTAACCAACAAGGTTCAATAAAGGTAATTTCATTACCAAATTTGTCCTTAGAGTAGTTACAGTATCTGGTACTCTCCTGAGCAAAACTGAACACCCTATGCCTTACAAGCTCATGAGATACTCCTCTATCACACACAAACCTTACAGTGATTCTCCTTTCATGATACTCTGTAGGCTCACAGATATACTTTAAGTCATCAAGCCAACCATTCTCTACCAGTACTCTGAGATTAGTAGTAACAGCTACTCTCTTCTGACCATTAACCTCACATATCTTGAACCCCTTTGAATAAGGATTCTTAGTATATTTGCCCCAGCCATTAGCCTCTATAGGTATTATAGTTTCCATAGGCATAGCCAGATACACTGTACCATGCTCCAGCATAGCAGTATGCCCTCTCTTTGTAAGCATCTCTACCATCTTCTTAGCAGTACCCTCCCCAATCTTATCTTCAGACTTGTAGCAAACCCTGGCACACCTCTCTATCTGTTTATAGATACCGGAAATACCAGCCTCTTGTGTCCAAATCTCTGCAGAAGGTCTAATTAGCCTCATTTTCTCCCATTTATTTCTTCCAGAGTCTTGTATCTGGTAAGCATTACCTTAACAGGATATACAATAGCCAGACTATTCATGTCGAACTCAGCATCTTTACATATCCTCTGGCAGATAGGTTTAGATGAGTCCTCACACTTCTCGTAAGGCACAAGGGCTCTGATGAACTGATAACCTATTTTATAGACATCAATAGACCATTCGAGTCCATCCTCCTCTTTGACAAACTGTGAGTCGTAGATAGGGTAATCCTCTAAAAAATCGAGGATTGCCCTTCCATCGACTACAGCTTCAGGAGATACTTCTTTAATTACTTCGAGAGCCTTCTGACTCTCAGGTCTTAATTCTTTCATTATTCTGCTACTGCAAAATCATCTTCCTCCCAGCCTCCATAGGCAGTGGTATATCCCTTATTCCTTGCATCGATACCATCCATTACCTCTTTGGGAAGTACAATGGATCGTCTTACAAGTTCAGTAAGTTCCTCAGGTGTACAACCCTCTGGCACTTCTACCACGAAATCCTTACTATAGGTCACACTGACTGTCACCTTTTTAGTTTCGGTTTTTTCATTCCAGGGAGCTGCAGGATCATATTGAGCTCCGGGAGGATAATTACCATTACTACTCATGTTTACCTTCCAATAAATCTACAATAAGAGTTCTGAGAGCAGGAAGACTCAAAGCCCCAGTAGTCTTGGATACAATCTCTCCATCCTTATAGAGGACTATCGTGGGAATAGCTACTATCTTGAGATCAGATAGAATACATTCATTCTCAGGAAGAGAAATATCCACACTTTCAAATTCAACATCAGGGAATTCTTTGGACAGGGATTCCAGAATGTCCTCCATCATTACACAGGGCCCGCACCAAGGAGCCCCATATTTTACTACTCTTTTCATAATATTCCTTCCTTGCGCATTACATCCCGTACTTGAACAACAAGTTCCTCAATGGTACCATTGTTATCCAGCTCATATTGAAACCAGGGATAATCATCTAAGTCCAGTTCTGACTGATGGTTCTCCTTAATATCAGTATTCTTGTGAACTCTTATCAATGTGCCTGATCTACCATTGACTGAATCAGCCTCATCTTTGAATCTTACGTCTGTTATTAACCAATCTTCAGGCTTGCCGTCCATGACTGCTTTGTCATATTGATTCATCAGAAGGTCGATCCATATCCTTTCATGGACTGTCTTTCGAAATACTTCAGTTCCGAGCTTCTGCATAAGCTCTCTGTAAGTACTGATCTCAAGAGCACTCTTTGTCCAAGTATAAGGGACATCTGAGTTTTTGAACTCTTCTTTTTCAAGCTGTTCCATAGTACATCCGGTAAGGGTACATACTACCTGCTTCAGCTTGTATGCAAATGATTTCTGTTTCCAGGTAAAGTAATGACTGTAAGGGGTCCATTCTTCTTCTCCCTTTATACAAGCCGTCACATACTCTACATCAGTTGCATATTTTGTTCCGACAATCTCCTTGTATCGAGGACTTGCCTCAAATACAAGGAGTTGCCAGATCAAAGCTACAGTATTTTTGCCACTCTGTTTGTGGCCAGAAATTCCGATAATCATTAGTGAATCCAATGATCAGCTATTGACATATCCACATCGAGATGTGCTCTTGTGCAGAATATATCACCAGCCCTTCTCATACAATCTACTAAAACCCTACCAATCTCTTCGGCTATCTCTTTAGGACACTCGCAGTTTATTTCATCATGCGCAGGGATACAAAGTTTTACAGTACCTAATAAATTATTCTTTAATAGATAATTGTAAAACTTAATACATGCAAATTTAAATGTCAGTGCACCAGCAGCTTGTATAGGATAGTTGATACTTTGTTTCTCAGAGTCAGCTCTTCTCTTTGCCAATCTTTTAACAGCTTGAACAGTATCACAATCAGGAGCATCTCTTTTCATCTCCTTGTAATACTCCCAGAATCCAGGCTCATTCTGCTTGGCCATCTGCTTTTTGAGATCCTCATAATCATAGATATAGGCCTTATGACCAGTTATGGGACTAAGAAGAATATATCCAAGTTTCATCACTTCCTTCCTCCTCATCTGTTGATAGGCAGCAAGTCCTTTAAAGCCTGATCTATAAGCATTGTCCAGCCTAACAGCCTCTTCATGGGAGAGACCGAAATTTCTCTCAAGAGTGGAGACTCCACCACCATAATTCCATAGAAACTCATACCCCTTAGCTTTTTTTCTAAGTTCATGGTATTTTTCTTTAATTTCAGTGAGAGCAGTATCTCTTGGAATTTCTGGAAAGACCATTTTAGCTGTTAGACTATGCAGATCACCAGAGCCGTGGATAAGTTCCTCAAGCATTGCTTTGTCGTTAGCAATAGAGGCCATTAGAAAACTCTCCTGCCCCTTATAATCTGCAGAAAGCCATAAGTTGCCTTCTTCAGCTACAAAGCAGGATCTCGTTATTTTATCAGATGGTAGATTTTGCAGATTGGGATTTGCAGAGCTCAATCTGCCTGTATCCGTTCCAAGTTGGTAGAAATCACAGTGTAACCTGTTAGTTTTAGGATTTAATGCCTCTAAAAACTTATCTCCAAATGTTTTAACCTGGATTGCAATTTTCTTATATGAAAGATAAAGATCAATAAGCGGAGTTTTATCAGATTGGGGCTTCAGCACTTTCTTGTCTACAGATTTAACAGGTCTTTTCGTCTTTGGATCAATACTGTTACAATCAACCCCAAGATATTCCATTATTGGTACTACCTGTTTATTACTGTCCCAATTAATAGTGCATTTGGGTCGAGTATCAAAACCTTCAAATAAATTTCCCTGACGATTTATCTTAAGCCACCTACTTCCTGGGAGATTAGTTTCTACCCAGGAATTAAGATTGTGTAAAGATTCTTCAAGGGCAGACTTGTCAGTTACGACCTTATTCTGCCATTTAATAGGGTCAATCTTTGCACCGCAATACTCAAAGAAAGAGCAAGGTTTAACAAACTCATTCTCTACCTCTACAGCAGTCAATAAGTCTTGTTCCTGTAACTTCTCCAACTGTTTCTCTCTAATCTTCTCCAAATACTTAACATCTTCTGCAGCATAAACTATAACTCTATCTGAAAGGCCTTGTTTGATAATAGACCCTCTGACAGATTTATCGAGTTCAACACCAACATAATTAAGACCAGCAGCCTTTAGAGACATTTCGTGTATGCCGGAAGGGAAACCCAACCACATTAATTTCTCAGCAAGGAATCCATCGTAAATATTGTTGACCTTTATTCCAACATGGTATAGGAACTTAAGATCAAACTTTGCATTCCAGAAGAGAAATAATCTATCAGACTCAAGATATTCTCTGTACAAAGAAATGTCAACAGATGTACAGTCTATTACGACTTGATTATCAAAGTTACCAAGCTGTACAGATAGAAGTCTTTTAGTATGCACATCAAGTCCTTCAGTTTCAGTATCTACACTGACAACTCTTAAAGGATTGAGTACTCTAAAAGATTCTTCTACTGTACACTTGGTGTAAAGATTTGATTGAAAGAGTTGGTTGTTATTTGTAACAAGCCAAATCATTGTTTAAATGTTACTGTATAGCCATAGCCAAGAGTATAGTCAATGAATTCTATTTCCCCCACTCCTTCAAGGGCTTCTCCCACTTTCATGCAAGGTCCTCCTCTTGGTTCTATGGCTATAATTTTACCCATAGGGTCCTCTTCTCTGATCAGGTTCGGATGTTCGACTTTCAGAAGATAAGTCCTCGATTCGAAGCCCTTGAGAGATTTGAGCCTTTTGAGATAGTTTTTGTACTCCCTTGATTTGAGAGTTATAATTTCTTCCATACTACCATTCTATTGATGTCAAGGTTCATACCATGATTCTTGAGAAAGGGAACTCCCAACACACCATGGATCTCTCTACCGATAGAATCCTTATACCTGTTGAACACCCCAGACAGATCTGCTGTTGTATATTTGTCTGTCAGTTTGGAGTTTCTATGGGTAAAGGTAAGCACATAATCTACAGCTTCTCTATCAGTTCCTTCCACACCATAAAATGATCCTCTGGAAACGGCTGTCCTTTCCTCTTCATTGAACTCTCCAAGAATTCGAGAGTCCAGATAACAGGCATTTGCACCTGTATCTACCAGAAAGGTGTATTTTGCCCCATGCTGGGACTTAAGAGTGATCAGCGGAGTACCATACTCCGCCAAAACCTCGTAGTCTACAGGAATATTATCAGCAGGGTTGGTGATAATCAGGGCACCTTTCTTATTAGCGTACCACAAACCTGATACTACGAGTAGAAGAATTACGAGATATACAATCTGTCCTACCATTTGTTTTTTTTCTAACAGGTCACAATAGACCTTCCAGTGGAACCGAATCCACCTCTATCTTCTTCTTGAAGATAATCCACCTCAATGAACTCAAATCCATCGGAAAAGAGCCATTTGAGTTTCTGCCATATAGTGGCTTTCTGAGAAAGCTGAATTCTGAATTGGCAAATTCTGTCCCCCTTATTGATCTTTCCATCAGTGAAGAAGAGTACAGGGCATTTCCACACATCCGATGTCCCTCTATAGGAGTTATCAATGACTCCTATACTATTAGACATAATAAAACCATAGTTGATCGGGGAACTGCTTCTGGGGGCTACTATGGCCTCATAACCAGGAGGCAAATCCATAGACACTCCGAGAGAGATCAATTTGAAATCCCCCTTCTTAGCCTCAACTGCTGCTGCGGCTCTTAGATCAATCCAATCACCCTTAGGAATGTTGACTAACCTACTCGAAGGGGAATGATACTTAATGAATACTTTCTGCCTCATTTTTGAAATTTATACGTCTCGTCTATTAATTTTCCATCAGGATGCTCCACTCTGTAGAAAACCTGATTAGTAGTAGGCTTATCGAGCCCTCCTCTATTTTGGCTATAAGGCCCGAGTTTGATAAAATCAAAGTATTTAAGGTTGATCTTATCAGATAATTCCTGCCTACCACTATACCAGGCAACCTTCAAAGGAGCCTCTTCTCTCTTTATCATAGGGCTCATATGCTTGACCCAATAAGCCAGCCTATTAATCCACTCTGGTTCCGAGTCTCCCCCCATGAATGCAACACAGGTCACACCTTTGTTGAGTATAAGGAGAGATTGAAGAGTCATCTCGTGCAAAGGTTTCCCAATGTCCTCTGCCAGGTAAGAGCTGTGACAGCCCTCACAATGGCAGGGACAATTGGAGATGTTTATACAAAGTGTAGTTTCGTCCGGTACTTCTTGAAATGTTACATCAGTATCTACATATTTGAGCATTCGTCTTTACTTCCATTATAATAGAATCTTTTACTTGCTTCCTCCTGCCTTGCCATAGAAAAAGAAGAAACTCTTTTCAGATAACCAATTACCCGAGTAGCATAATCCACATTCTTGCTGCCACAGGAAGGACACTCTTTCAAGTATCTCTTGTCAATGTGGCCACAATCATTGCAGATAGTGTTGGGAATGTTATAAGTGAAGTAATTGGTTCCTTCTCTTGCAGCTACTTTCAGAAGGTTTCTGTACTGCTCTTTACTCAGATGCTCCTCTAAGTTCATGTGCAATGCACTACCCCCATCAAGATAGCCTACATACCTCTTTCCGTGAAGCCTAAACTTCTCAAGAATATTGAGAGAGCTATCTTCAACAGCATAGAAATAGGAGTTATAACAGTCTCTTGGAACTTCATAGCCAGCTTCTTTATCCCACTTGGCATGTTTTACACCCAGGTTCTCCGCAGGTACAAATTCACAATTAAACATCAGCTCTTTGGTACGAGCTTTCTTATTCTCTTCAGAGATAGTACCGAGAATCATCTGAATGAAAGCCTGATAGTCTTCAGTATCCTTGGCTTTAATACCAAGGAACTCAGCTGCTTCTACCACTCCATTGACACCGATAGTGAGATACTGCTTTCTCAGGTCAATGAATCCTGCATTGTAGACAGTCAGCATTCCTGCCTCATAGAACTCCTTAAGAAGCTCATTGTAAGAGGTTTGGAATTTATGCACAAGCTGAACCTTCTCCCTCAGATATTCCTGAATAGAAAGTTTCTTGGCTACAGCATCCTGAACCAGTCTATTAATGTTAAGAGTCATCACTGACTTGGAACCAGTAGCAACACCTCCAGCACCTAAAGAATAGGAGAACTGATTCTCTTGCACTTCATTTCTCAGTCTGCAACAGCTACTAAGGCTATCAGGTGAATCAGACATATAGACAAAGAAAGAGTGTCCTTCAGACTGCATTTCTGCAGTAAAGTCAGCATATTCCTTATCTAATACATCCTCACCATCAGTCAGAAGAGCCATTGTTTCTACAGGGAATGTCAGCAGGTCTTTGGTTCTCTCCTTATTGAACCACTTCATGAACTTTCTTTGCAACCAGTCCAATGATTCCCACGAAGGTTTGGTACCATCTGGGAACACAAAGTCTCCAAAGATACCTTCGAAGTAGTTCTTATCAAAGTAGGAGATATTCCAGAATACAGATTGGAAGTTCCTTGCAGCTGCAGGCTGATTGAGATAGTAGACTACATTCTGAAAGTAGTCTTCAATTACCTGTTCAATGGTTCTTGCCCCCTCCTGAATAATGTCTTGATAATGTCCTACAGTAGGGTCAAAGACTTCTGCAATCTTGGTATTGGACTGCTCTACTACTCTTTCAAAGTCTTTCCAGTAGTCCTCTCCCCACTCCTTTTTACAGAAGTAGTCGAAGTACATAAGGAACTCAGGAGTAGCTACAGCACCAGCAAACTGAGCTGCAATGGTAAATACCATATTCACAAAGATACCACAGAAGGACCTCAGATGTTTAGGAGGTCTTGATATACCTCCAAGGTCTCTCAGTCCATTCAGAAGCATAGGATACATTGTGATAGCCACACAGTAAGGATAGATAGGAGCTGTTTCATCATGCTTATAGAGCTCATGACTTTCAAGCATTCTGTCATACTCATTGGCTACTACAGGACCCCAAAGCTTCATATTCATATCTCTCATTCTACTCCTGTTGAGCTGAATGAACTTACCCTTCTGAAGCTCTCCTGCCAATGTAGTGACATTCTTCATAGTCACATTGGCATTAGAATCGAATTTACTTCCAGTCGCAGCATTCTGGGACTTCATATAATCCTTGATATACTGCTTCATCCCGACCAATTCTCTTTCATTCTTATGCTCCTCTCTATAGAGAATAAAAGCCTTTGCCACTTCAAAGTGTCCGGCTCTCATAAGGATGAATTCCACTTGGTCCTGGATTTGTTCAATAGGGATATTATCCCTGATAACTACCTGTGATACAAGTTCTCTGATGCCTTGAGCATCAATAGCTTTACCTGTAGCATTAAAGGCAGACAGTATGGCTTTGAATATCTTGGAACTATTATAAGGCTGAATAGTCCCATCTCTCTTAATTACATTCATTCCTTCTCAGCCTGGTGATTTTACGGATTCCATTAACCTGATAGGTCTCATATGAATAATCATATTTACCCTCTCTTATATGCCACAACAACTCCTGCAGCAATCTTCTCCAGCCTTTCAGAACCTCCCCTGTCTTACTGTCCAGAAAGTCTCCTTCCCAGAAAGTATCCTCGAACTCCCACACCATAGGAGTTTGATTATACCGGTTTATAACGACAAACCAATAGGGCAGAATAGTGAAATCCTTGAAATACTCATCTTTAGAGATAAGCTCTTGGAGGATCTGTGTATACAGAGTTCCCTGCAGCATATATAACCACTGAATAAAGGAATCCTCGAACTTTTCCTCGTCTTTTCCCGTAGTCTTTAAGTCTACAGGTCTTATGGTTTTATTGGCATGGTCTACTATACAAAAATCCATCATACACCGGAGAGGATGCTCATCCAGAGTGTCAGTTTTGAATTTTAACTGATAAATCTTCTCTACCTGATCCTCGAAGGGATTAATGTAGAAGATCTTTTTAGTGAATGGATTCGTCATAAGAGCTTCCACACAGGCTTGGGCTCTATGATAATCATCAGTAGACATAATAGTCTTATCTCCTGCCAGGAAGAGTAAACCATAAAACTCTTTACCTTTGGAGATGACATCTCGAAGTCTTGTCTCTTCCCTCCAGTTCGGATAGTACCCTACCTCCTGCATTGCTTCAAGTAAAATAGACTCCTTTGCACTTTCAAGAGATCTGGGAGGATCATCTCTATAGTACACCTTTTTGCAAATAGATTCTATCTTATCTGTAGTAGATGGGAAGTCAGCTATGAAAAATCTCTCTTCAAGGGTTTCAGGTTCTGTCATAAGACAGTCTACCAGAGAACCGAACCTGAGAGCTTCTGCCTCCTTCTTCTCATACAGGTGAGGGATTATTTTCTGAGACTCACGAGCAAATGTACTTAGTGTAGAGTAACTTATAGCAGGGTCAGCTCTGTACTCCTCCTCAGTTACATTCCAAGCAATCTCTTTAATACTCTTCATTGGTGGGGACCTCTTCCTCTTCTGCTTCCCGATCATCCAACCAGTGAGGCTCTATCATGGATTGATAATTACTTACCTCTGCCTCCAGAGTCTGTAATTTATCCACATCGAGTGTCTGATACTTAGGATTAGGAATCTCCTTCTCTGCATTCCTCTTAATTCTTATAAGACAGGAATGCACAAGCTCCCATAAAGATCGAAAGTCTCTGATTTGAAGAAATTTCTCTGCAAGAGTCTTGTCTTTATCCGGCAACTCTGAGATCAAGGACTTTATTTTGTTCAGTGGAGACATATTTCTAATAATTTGAATTGCATGTAATAGTTGAGAAATAGAACCTATTTCAAAGAACATGTATCTCATATGAGGGGACTTCTTTCCCAGATCACTCAGGTGCTTGAGAAACATCTTCTTTTTCATTGGGTATCTATCATTGCTATATCCTTTAGCATCAAAATAGCATATCAGGTTATCGGATATTACCATAAAGTCAGGAGTATAGGTAATAGGAAGCAGAGGCCGTGTTATAGCCTCCACTTCCTTCTTATTCCTTTTGTTGGGCTGATAGGCAAGCACATTACTTCCAATCCTCCCTCCTTCCCAAATAGTAATCCTTTGAGGTTCATAGTACACCTCGAACCCAGCTTCTTTGAGTCTGAGATAACAAGACCTTTCGAGCTTACTTTTGAAATGGATCTCTCCTAAATCAACAGTAGTTGCCCCTCTGATCTTCTTATTTTCCACCCTTGAAGATCTTCTTACTGAGAGGCTTCAGAATCCTGCAGGCAATTCTTGCATCATCCAGAGATCTGAATGCTGCAAAAGTGCGGAAAGTTTTGATCCTTTTCGGATCAAGTCTGACAATCCTACCCTCGACATCAATCCCAAAGAGTTCTTTGGATTCTCTGATATGGTCAGGATATTGTTCATCCAGAAATTTGGCGATGAACATATGGAGAAGATCTAAAACAGAAGCTGGTGCTATGCGCCAAGTAATCTTCTGGAGCATTGCCAGAAAACCGGGGGCCAGACTAAGCTGCTTTTCCAACATGGTTATGTAAAATTCCAGATCCATAGGAATATCCTCTTTGGCCAGAAGTTTCTTCCCACCTGTCTGAGACACCTCCTTCCGAATGGCACCTATTTTAACCAGCTTTTCGAGAGTTTCCTGATCCACTTTATCTATTACGATAGTGGTGCTTTCTCCAGATGATTCAATATGGATGTCAAGAGGCCCTCCCACCTTAACCTCCACATTGCTGTCAGCATAATAGTACTTATTCATACCACTTAATTTGTGTATTGTTTCTTTCTTTGAGAATGACATTTATTTCATCGAACATGGTAGTTTCGAATCTCTTTCCAGTCCTTGCGAAATATGCAGGATGCGGAACTTCAAAGACCGTATTATTACCATTGATGTAAGGCCTGAATGTCTTGGCCTGAGCACCATAGAGTACATAAATAAGCCCAGGGCTATACTCTGAGAGATTCTTCAACAGTTTACTGATGAAAGATCTCCAGAGCATAGTGTGTGAGCCTATATTATTTACTTCTACAGTCAGAGCAGAGTTAATCATCAGGATACCCTGCTTAACCCAGCTCTCCATGCTATTATCGAACCTCTCTGTCCCGAAGGATGATGAAGGGTCCAATACAGCCTCTTTGATTATTTGCAACGAGGGAGATAGTTTATCTTCCGGAGTGCCAGAGGAATTGCCGAAAAGGATACCAGTTGCCACACCTGCCTGAGGGTATGGGTCTTGTCCTATCATGATAATCTTAAGATCATCATAAGGGCAGAGATTGAATGCTCTGAACACCTTCCCTTTGTCAGGAGTAATGGGTCTTTCCCTATAGAGGGGCTCCAGCACACTTTTAACCTTGTTCAGTTCCTCTAAGTCGATAACCTTGAGCCAATCCCCGAAATATTCACGTGCTGTCATAGAAGATTGTTGGCTATCCGCTCAGCAGAGAGTGCAACAGCACTTCTGATCTGTGAAGGAGCAACTGTTTCAGCTCTCAATATGCAATTAGATAGATCCATAATCCGAATCTCATAAGATTGAGAAAGATCGGGAATAATGGACTTTCTCAAATTCCTACAGAGCATGCTGTCCTGAGAGAAGATACGAGGATCTACGAAGATAACAATATCTATCTCATCCCAACCCTCTGCTCCCTTCCACTTATATCTGGTAGTTCCTATGAATAAGGGATTAAAGAATTTATCCAACATAAGTCCCGTTCCGAGATAGTAAACCTCTCCTGCATTGGTAGTTACCTTTCCCAAGGTATTGCCATTGTAGGCAAGTCCCTCTCTAAGAAGAGTGATAATAGTCCTTCTGGGAGTAGCATTCTTGATTTGATACCCCTTAAGAAGTATTGTAGGGCCTTGTATCTCAGGAGCCTTCTGGAACATAGGTTCAGCCATACGTCCAGCGAAATAAGGGAAAAGGATCTCCCCTGTGTTTGGGAAGCAAGTCCAGGTTATCTTTATATCATGATCTCTGGTAGGAATTACATACGTATTACTATATTCAAGATACCTGGAAAGTACCCCTCTTAAGGATTCACTAATCATCTCTCTATTTTGAAGTCCATGTAATCCGCTCTGTAGGTGGTGAGGAAGGGCACCTCTCTGGGGAACACAAGACCACACTCATTGGCGCAGAAATTGGTGAAAATATTCACAATAACTGAACCTATCATGTTGGCCATATAAGAAGTTTGTTTATAGCTACAAAGAGTAGCTTCCGCCTCTTCATCAGGAAAGAGGAAATCCTTCTCATATCTTTGCATAGCTGCCTTGTTATCCCCAGTGATAGCAAAGACCTGAAATTCCTCTGCTGCAAGTCTGCCATCTATGAAGAGGTACTGTTCAGCAGGAACCCTTCCCCTCTCCAGCTCCTCCTTCCATTTCGTGTAGAATATGCCTCTGGCAGCCATATTGTCAAAGCCACAGATCATAATAGGACCACCTGGAGATATCGGGGTAAATTTCCTGTTTATGCAGTACAGCTGATGATAGGCATCCAGGTCTGTGATACGCTCCTGTAAAGCATATACTTTATGTCTGCCGACATCTCTCATCCCGAACAATTGTCCGGAGAGATTACCTACTTCCACGACATCCGAATCATAGAGAGTAAGCATCTGAGGCTTCATTCTGCCTAACAAGAATCCTACATAGCTGCCGATTCCTCCACAACCTGCAAGAATAATACTCTTTTCTCTTACCTTATTGTACCACAAGGCAGAGCTGAATCTTGAGGTAGATTCATCAGGGGCAATTGAGGGATTCCGAGGAATGAGATTCTCCGGGGCTGCCTCTGCTGTTTGTTCATTAAGTGCATTCATAACTATAAAATGTATGCTTCGAGCAGAGCTCTATACCTGTTCAGATAAATATTCTCTTCAGGAAGCTTATCCAGTTCGAGAAGAAGATCATGTGCAAGAATTGCTGTAGCCCCATCTTCATCCACACCAATGGCTGCAATAGCTTTATCTTCTCCAGAATACAGAAGTAACAAATACTCAACGAAGTTCCCTGCCCACTCATCGAAGTCTGGAATGGTGGGGAAACTCTTGTCATAGATACCCTCCATACTGGAGACAAACTTCACCAGATTGAGATTACCCTCGAACAAGGGAGAAGCTTTGAGGAGTTTTTTCAACACAGTTTGGATCACTTCCTCAGGATAGTGTACCTTGTCATAGGGAATATCCTCATTGGGTTCCTCCTTTTCAGAGTAGTCAATGTAGACTTCATCCCCTTCTTCTCTTTTATTGAAACCAATCCCCTTCCTCTCTTTGGATGAGGGAAAGGGTTCGTGAAAAGGGAGTTCTTTCTGAATTTTATTCGCAGGACCTGCAGGCACCTCCTTTTTGAAGGAGTCTCCTGCTTTGTACCCTATGTATCTTTCGTATCCATAGGTAGAAGGTATAACAGCTGCTTTAGCTTTAGCAGTCTCTGCCTCCTTTCTCTTGCGAATCTCTGCAAGGGTTGCATCCAGCTCAGGGAAGGGAGAAAGTCTCTCCTCCTTCACAATGTCAAGAGGGAAAGCCTCGATTACAGTATATTCCTCCTCTGCTTCTCCCCCCTGAATGTCCACAGGGACATCCTCATAGGTTTGGTAGCTGTAGCTAACAGTATACTTCTCCTTGTAACTGATCTTCCTTGTTACTTTAGCACTGTACGAACCTGCATTGTTCACAATGAGTGAAAGGAAATGATTCCTGTCAATCCCCTCTTCAAGGAGAGTATTCTGATCAGTACCCGAGAAGAAAGTAGCCATAGTATTATGTGACTAAATGTTATCCTTAGAGCTCTTTATCTCTAAGTTCTTGTTCTTATAATAAAAATAGTTAATTACTTGCATAATTCATAAATAGTTTATACCTTTGCACATAATAAAATGA